GAGGTTGTGTATGACTGAAGAAGGGCAAGCCTAGAAGTAATTGTCCGAAGGTTTATAGAGTTGGAGGCGTGTAGATGAAACATACATTGGCAGAGTTAGAAGAGTATATAAATGTGCTGAAAGCGGATATAGGGAATAAGGATGGCCAGATCAAAGTTCTCAGAGAAGATGCTAGAGAACAAGCTCTCAACACCATTTCGAAGTTACAGAATATTATAGCCATTTGCAATCAAGATATAAGAGTACAGATAGATATAATACAGCGGATGGAGTGAGATCTCTGGAAATTATACCTTTGTACCCGGCTACGCCGGCGAATGCGTCAACAGACTATTTATATACTTTAAAGGGTATATTATAATGGTAACAGGTGAAAATCATGAATTTGAAGCTCATTAGAATAAAATTGAGGAAAGATTTCCTTAGGAGGTGAATACAATATGAGTCCACTCAATGCATCCGAGTTCGAGGCCAAGGGAAAGGCTGTTGAGATCAAGGAGCGCGTCGACCGCAAGAGTGAGGTTCTCGCATTTCTGGAGAAGAATGCGAAGGAGGCCTACACTCAGAAGGAGGTTGCCGACAAGCTCGCCATACAGCAGACCCAGGCTCGGAGCGTCTTAATGAACCTTATCGAAGAGGGTAAGGTGCGCAGGGCTGAAGTCCAGGTCGACGGCAAGCTCCACATCTACTACGCACTGGTGTAAATCAGTGGGTACCTCGCGTAGGGTTTTGTTTTTGTTTAGTCGAGAGTCCACCTTTTTTAGGACTCTCATATAGTCATTATAGAGAGTCAAGAGTCCGAAAAGTATATATAGTTGTAAGGCGATAATGAGATACAATCAGTTTCGCCAAGAGTAAAGAACCTAGGAGGATTTGTTATGGAAACACAGTCGGTTCCTGTAAGTGATTATGAAAAGATGGTAGTAGATCATTTGTCTCAGAACAAGGAAAAGGCGTACAATTATCTGGAGTTAGGAGTTTTACTCTCCGTATCCAGAAAACGAGTAAAGAACATTATTCGTATTCTGAAACTCCAGGGAAAGATAGTCACCAAGCCAATGAAAGGCACAAGAAGGGTGAGGGCTGGGTATAAGAAGAGACTGGAAGGATTGGTACCCGATATAAAGAACACCAAACCCGACTTTATTGATAAGGAGATGACTATCGCGTACGTAATGATAAATAAGTCGTGGTTGGATAGCCAAAAGCCCAAGGTGGAAAGTGTCCAACCACTAACTCCTTAGGAAGGTGGAAATGTGTTAATTACTTTTAAGTTTCCTGGGGAGTGGTACCATAATAATAAAAAGGCCTTCGAGAAAGCTCGAAAGGCTTATGCTGATACTGTTCCTTTGGAGTTTAAGGGCTTTCAGGATATGGGATGGAAGTCACAGTTCGAGGATATTAAAGTCGATGCTGTGAGGGTAACTGATCCAAAGACAGGGAGAGAACATAGTGAATCTGTTACCATATATTGGGAGGGAGAGAGGGAGACAGAACTTCTCAAATGGATGAAGGTTAACTGGAAGGACTTCGAACTCAACCCCCTAGGAGAGAGGCTGAAGAAGTTTGATGAAGAGACTAGTGGAAAGGTTAAGAGGTGGAAGGAAAGCTTAAACAGACCTCCTGACTCTTTCCTAGAGGCCTATCTTAGAGATAGGACGGAGAAGAGAAAGTTGATAGAGGGTGGAGTGGAAGTTAAAGAGACACCTCCACCAACCACCGATGATGTAAGGGAGTGTGAGGAGAATGATGAGCCTTACTGAGGAGTGGTTATTTGTAGGTTTCTTTATAATGATGACCACGGTTATGATTATTTATACTGTTATAGTATCTATGAAGGAGGGGGTATAATAGTAGAGAATTTGCAAGAGGGATTGGTCTATGAGCTCCGTCGCAATAGAGAATTATTGGAGCAGTATAAGGCGATAGGACCCGCCGGAATGATAGGAGCTTCTCTGATTAGGATAGATGTGGATAATGGGGATAAGGCTCTTGCATCCGGTGATGTTGAACTGATGATATCTGCATATCAAACGTTGAAAGGGAATAAGTGATATTATGGGAGATGAAATTATCACCTTCGAGGTAAGGATATACATTCAATCAAAACCAGGTGCACCTCAGCACTGGCTCAAAGAATGTAGCACTCTCGACGAAGTGGATAGTGTTATAAAGAGGATGAGGGTGGCTTATGAGGAATATAAGAAGAGGCCCATGCCCAAACAACCAGAGAGTTATGCCGAGTTAATAAGGTCAGAATATCCTGCGACTGAGTTCGCGTACACAGTTGTGAAGGTTACAAGAGAAGTTATATCGGAACATGAAGAGAAGGTGGAATGATGGGGTTTGTTTGTGCGCTGGCTAAAGCAGTCGGATATAGAGGTTGTGAGATCGACTGTCCAATGAACCACTGCCCTGTGTATATAGAGTTAATGAAAATTAGAGGATTGGTTCCTAAGGATAGGAATATGGTATTACATCCATTTACATTATTGCTAAAGGTATATAAGGATGGAAGAGATTGGTTTGTGCTGCAAGGCACCAATCTTCAGGAAGGAGTTGCTGGTATAGGCAAAACGATCCCCGATGCTCTCTTCTCACTCTCAGAAGTGTGGGATAGCGAGTACTGTCCTAAGTGTGGAACGAAGCTTGGCAAAGTCCACTCTCCATATGAAGATGGAAAGTGTGTTGGAGTTTTCTGTAATGATTGTGATTATAAGGCAGGAGATGTTTAACATGGAGACTGAGGAAGAAAAGCAACATTATAGCGAGATGGTAGCCGGTGTTAGTAAGTTTAGCACTGGACTAAGATTATCGAGAACGCAGTACAAAGCAAGATGTGGACTATGTGTATTCTTACATCAAGCTTGCCCTAGAGCTGGAACAGATAAAAAAGAAGTCTGCCCCAAGACTCATAACAGAGGGGTGTTGACTATGGCGTGCTTAACTGGAGAGAAGGTGAATTAATGGCGACTATCCTTAAGCTCACAAAGAAGATGTGGCTGGCAATGTCAGAAGATGGAGAGAAGGTGTATAATTGGACGACCGAGAGACCTTCTAAAGATAATGGAAATTTGCTAGAGGGCGCCATCTTAGTGTATAAGAATACTTTCAAAGAGTGCAAGGTATTCACTGTTATAAATGACAGTACAATAGAACCAGAGTTCGAGATAAACGAGCTTAAGATCTTGTTGTACAATGGAACGTTACAGATGATATGTGGGGGGTTTGAAGATGACTGAAAAGATAAAATGTGGGAATTGTGGAGAGAGGAATGCTGTGATGGTGGATATTATGAAGAAGGGTATTCCACCTGAGATATTGAATGAGGGATCCTATTGCCCGGATTGCTATGCATTTATACCGATTGATGATATAGAAGAGGAAGAGGACGAGGAGGAATAGACATGGATAAGGAAATACTTGTAGAGTTTGAGAGAGATACCAAGAGGATGTATAGGTACAAGACACCAGCGGCCGACGGGGATCGTCAGCAGACGTTCTACTTCCCAAAGGAATGGTTTGGCAACACGCCCCCGAAGAGTCTGACCATTGTGGTAAAGATACCTGAGTGATCACTTTGGTCTTGGATATAAAGGATTTTGAGAGTGGAGCCCAGGCTATCTCAACGAGAGGAGATGGGCACAATCAACGGAGAATATTGGAGATGCTAAGAAGTACTCCGCTGGTTGCTTATTCACAAGGGGAAATACAAGAGGAGTTGGAAATTAAGTTCCCTAGCGCTGTGAATTCTGCACTACACTCTCTGCAATCTAAAGGATGTGTTGACGTTAAGATTGTCAATGGGATTCAATACTGGAGGTTCGTCCATGATATACCGCAAGCATCAATTTCAAACAGTGAAGCCACCAAGATGCCGGAAGTTACTCGAGGGGATAGAAGTGGCGAGGACTATAGTCCGCCACCATCAGATGATAGAAAAAGGTCCCCTAATGAGAATGGTAAGGGAAAGGTTGAGGGTGGAAATGTGGGAAGCGAACAGAATAATAAACGCCGCGGTGGAAACAGGAAGAATCTCAAAGGTAAAGATGGCGAATGAGGTGAGAAAATGGGAGGAGAATCATGGAAGAGGAAGAAAACCTTCGTGGTACATCGCCGGCCCGACTCTCAAGGAATACAAGAGGGAGCGTCCAGCTGGGTCGAGGGCCACTCTTAAACCTGCTCATAGGTTTAGTGTTGATTAGCATAGTGTATGGGGTTCTGTATAGTGTGAGTGCTAGTATGGGAGGGTGGTTCTGCATGATAATGATGTTTATAATAATTGTTGCATTGATATACAACATAGCTAAGGGGATGTTAAAATGACGACTAAGTGTCAGATTGCAGTAGTAGTTAAGATGGTAGATGTGAATGCCAACCCACCAATTGCACAGGGACGAATTACCGTCTTTGGTAAAGTGGCTAATTGGAAGGCCTCGATGGGTAAAGTGCCTATTGTGGAGATTGAAGGAGAGGTACCTAGATGGTCGATTCAAGCTTTAAAAGATGCTGTTCTGGGTGCAATTGGACGAGCCAACGTTCCCTGTGAATATCGCACGGTTATACAGGAGCCCCAGTAAGAGGAATGAATCATGACCTACCAGAAAGGCTCAGGTGGAACTCATGCCAAAGAAACGTTGGAAGAAGGTTGATGAGGAAGAGAAACGATTAAAGGAAGAGGATGCTAGAAAAAAACGTCAGGAGATGTTTGAAAGGTGTTTGCAGTGTAGGTTTTTTGAAAGTGTCTCTGAAGGGGATGTTATAAAGAAACGTTGCATGAACAAGGAGATGAGAGGAAGGTTAAGTGATAATGATATCTGTCCCGGGTTTGTTAGGAGATGGCCAACTGGTATAAATCCCGTGGATTTATTGGAGTGATGTTATGACTTTGTTAAAGTTAACAACGGTTAAGAATGTTATCATTGAGTGTGTAGCCAAGCAATCGGAGGACGCTAGAGTCTCTGAGAAGGGGGTAGTTGAGTTCTCCAGGGTGTTGGATGATTTCTGCAGGGAGTTAGCTTTGAAATCTTGGCGAATGGCCCAGCACGCTCAACGAACGACGATTAAGCCAGAGGATATTCTTATGGCGATGGAGTTAATGAGAGGGGGAAGGTAAATGCCTATAGCTTTAAGTGAGTTTAGTGAAGGGGAAGTTCCTAAGAAGAAGATCATACAGAAGAATGTTGTTAGGATATTGCAAAGAAATCCACAGATGGCAATATCCTCGAGAGAGTTCGAGAATATATTGAATATTAGAAGGCAGGGTGTAAACCAAGCACTAAGGGCGTTAGAACGAAAGGGACTGATTAAAAGAGGAATGATTAAAGAGGGGAGTAGAAGTGTTGTCTATGCAAGTTTGACCAAGAAAGGAATGGCAATTATGGAAGGTGACATTGGTGGCGAAGAGTAAAAAGGACAGGGTTTTAGATGTCGTAAGATCATTGGCAAGGCATAAGAAAAGAAAGGGATTGAGTGTTGGAGATATATGCGAGGTAAATGGCATGTTCCCAACGGATGTGGAGAGTATTTTGAAAGAGCTGCATGAGAGCGGTAGTGTGAAATGTTATATTTATAGGAAGAAGCTCTACGCTGTTTTTCAAGATAAATCGGCAAAAGATGCGATGAAGAAGAGGAGTGTTAAGGCTGTCGAGAACTCAATGTTCAGATGACTGAGGACTCTTTGAGGATTTTTGATAGTCAGCAACATATAAATACTCAGAAAGCGATAATACTATGCAAGTGACAGCACAAAGCCAATAGTTGGTGGAGTGCTTTCGCAAGTAAGAAAAGGAGGAATAAGATATGTGTCCGATAGACGTAAAAACGTTTGAGGCAAAGGGGGAGACCCCTTCGGGTAGGAAGGCAGGACAGACTCGACCGCAGATAGAGAAGTTCTTGTACGATAACAAGAACCAGGCTTTCACGACCAGGGAGATCGCGGAGAAGGTCGGCGGAGTCAAGGCAACCGTCAACCACACCGTGAGGAAGCTCACTGAGTCTGGCAAGGTCGAGAGGAAGGAAGTCGATGGGCTGATATACAACCGCTGGGTGTCCGGCGAGCCCAACCTCACCCCCGATGACGAGGATGAGGAAGTCGACGACGAGAAGTAGGTAGGGATCTTTATCCCGTGGGTGGGTGGGAAGCATTCCCACTCTCCCTAAAATTTGTGTGTATTGTGGTGTAATGGTGCACACTCTCTCGGTAAATGGCTCCCAACCCCTCGTCCGATGGTCGCTTAATTCTTCCAAGCGCTCGTCTCCCAACCGATAGGAGAGAGGTGAGGTTCAAGTCCTCCAATACGCATTATGGGCCGATAGCTCAGCCAGGTAGAGCGCGAGTACAAGTCATCCGACGGGATGACAAACCGTTGCTCGAGGTCGTGGATGGCAGGGTTCGCAGGACGCTGTGAGAAATGCCATTAGTGGGTTCAAATCCCACTCGGCCCAACAAGAGAAGGTGTAGTAGATGAAAACCGACCCAAATTTTCCGAAATGTGCAGGATGTATAAGATCGAGTCACAATGCACACTGTGCTTGGGCGATTACAGGTAAGTGTGTAGATGGGAGTGAGTTTATGGTGAAAAATGGTATGCAAGAGATGAGTTATGAGGAAAAGAGAAAGTATGTTGAATTGGCTGTGGCTATTGAACTCGCTAACCATTATGAGTTTGTGGCACAAAGTTATTTAGAGAAGGCTATGAGATTGAAGACAGAGTTTTGGAACTTGGTTAGAATGGGTCATAAGGTTACTACTCCGACGAGAATGGTAGTAAGTGAAGATATGCAGAGTGTGAAGCTAGAGAAGGCTGAGATTGTTAGGACGGAACTTTTGCCAAGAGTACCTAGAGAAGAGGATGGAAGTGTCAGGGATAAGGCTAGGGTGAAGAAATGAGCGGAACTGTTATTGCGATAGAGAAAGAGGACTACCATCCGAGTAAGAAGGTCAAGAAGATTGTTAGGAAGGTTGTTGTCCCCGAAGATCCTAAGTATAAGAAAGCGGATAAAAATGGTAGGTGCAGGAAGTGTAAGGAATCTATGGAAGTTAAGCACGTCACTCCCATGGGGGAGTTGGATCATATTACTTATTGGTGTAGGAAATGTGGTAAGCCGAGAATTGGAATGGTGGTTAGAAAATGAGAAAAGAGAGAAGGTTTACTGTACCAGATATGAGACCGCCTGCTCCTTGCGGTAGTGTTAAAGGTGTTTGGTGTTGCTGGAAGGAACCTAGCACTAAGCTAACGGCAGGAAGGAAGTATCCTAAGGATAGGGGGGAGGCGGAAAGGAAATTTCACTGTGGGGATTGCGATAAGCAACTCGAGTGGAAGAATAATGTTAAGACTCCATGCCCCGGACCTAAATTCTATGAGGAATGGGATAAGGAAGCTATTATGGAAAGGTTCAATGGGAAGAATATTATGAATGAGGGAGAGGAGAAACATGAAACAGACACAAATGAAGGTGTTGGAGAGCCTAAGCAAGGAAACTTTGGAGGAGGAAGTAAATCAATTGCTTCAGGAGAAGTGGATAGTGATTAATGGTGGGGTTTATGTTAATATGGTAGATGTTGTCTACTATGTGGTGATGGTATGTCAGATGTAAGATTATCTCATATGTGTAAGAGGATGAAGGATGCCATAGATAATGGTAGTATTACCGTAAGGCACGACGACATCGATGAGAAGGGATTGGTACCCATAGTACAGATACATTCTGCCGAGGCTAATCAGAAGGATAAGTTAATATACTTTTGTCCTTGGTGCGGAGTGTCGCTAGGTAATTGGTTGAAAGGCGATGATAAATGTATAATAACCGATGTGACTGATGCTTTAGAACGTGCCGATGACTTAGCAATAGATAGAATGCATGAGGATGACGATAGTTCTTCTGATGATGATCTGCCAAATGAAGATGATGATGAGCATTTTGATAATGGGGAGGATTAGATGCAGAAGTGTCCCATTTGTAAGGGGGAGATAATTCTCTTCTTCGAGAGGGGTTTGGATGTTGATACCTTCAAAGTGGGAGTATCGGAGAAGGATGATAGTGAGGTTAATTCGTTGATTAAGGCTCTATTTTCTTATATCAACTGGTTGAATAATGGGAAGAAACCTTATGGTCCTGGCAAAGATGAACAGATGTATCATGACCAGTATCATAATGATATTGATCATGTGCAGGGTGTCCATTATACGTTTAATATAAGGGTGTATGATTCGCCATCATTGGATATTTGGTGGAAGGGAGAGTTCAACTTAAATGGAGCAACGATTGAGATCACCGTGAGCGGATATAAGAGAGTGTCGAGCTCATGAAGATATTTGCTGGATTACACAGGACTGGTTGGTGGGTGGTATTTGATAGAGATACCGGAATGTTGCTAGGGAAGTATTTGTCGCCGGAGGAGTTGTTAGATAGGTGGGGAGGGGTGGAGGGAGCGGATTTATCATTGGTAGAGAATGTTATTAGCGAAGAGGTAGTGTTCACTAATCTTAAGAAGGAGGAGTAGTATGTTAAGTGAGATTAAGGCTATTAGGATATGTAGAGATCTTTGGAAATGGTTGGCGGCTCATCCGAATATAACTAATAAGTCTAGCTGGCCCGGTTGGGATAAGTATGATGGTGGATATAACGCTTTTATGCATTTGTGCCCGCTATGTGAATATACTAAAAGGAATTGCTCTAAGTGTCCATTGTTACCTCTTTGGGGAAAGAGTTCATTCGATTTTGGAGTTAAGTGTGAAGCAAACCTTAAATCTCCTTGGAATCAATGGAGGGAGTCTCTAAATAAAGAGGGTAGAAAAGCAGCTGCAACTAAGATATGGAAGTATGCTGATAAGTTGTTAAAACGGAGGAAGAAATATGGTCGTAGAAGAGTTACAAAGAAAGTATCCCAATAAGTATATCGCAATTATCAACGATGATAGAGTAGTAGAAGTTGGCGATACTTATAATGAGGTATTGAATAAGTTAATGAAGTCTGGAATTTCATTAGCGGCGATAACTATAAGGTTCATGAGGGTGAAGTAAATGGTCGATATAAAAGTGCCTATAGTGTTATGTAATTCGCCTAATACAGCTATGATACTTGGAGCTGTTCTTAGTGGTGGGGATGTAGTAGAGCTAGCTAAAGCTTTAGCAAAAGAGGCGAAGTAAATGACCTGGTGGGATATATCATTAGGGATGTTTGTAGGGTTGTTTATGTATAGCTGCGTTGTAGTATTAGCTAAATTTATCTGGGCATTGATGACAGTTGATTAGTGGAGGAGTGTTATGTCATATCCAGAACCGATACAATTCGAATCTCAGGAAAATCTCTATAAGCAAGCGAAGTTCTTCTATGATGAGTATGAGAAGGAGAAGAAAAGGAATGCTGAGATGGTTATACAGAATAAGAATGATAGGTGTTTATTGGTCAATGAGCTCGCCGATCTTAAGAAGAAGTTCATAGAACAGCATAATACTCTAAAAGTGGAATCAGAAAGAGAAAGGCAGGAGTTAGAGACGAAGATTGCTGCCGTGGAGCACGCGTGTAATTGCTTCAAAACGGATTTGCGACAAACGGAGCAGGATGCTCGAGAGCGCATCGCCGAGCTTGAAGATGCTAAAAGGGTTGCTGAACAGGAGAGAAGAGAATGGGATAACCAGCAGCGTGTAATTCTCAAGTTGAAAGAGTATATTATGAGGGAGCACAACTGTTATATGGCTAGTATAAACAATCCCAGCCAATGTCTAAGTTGTAATCATCAAACATGTCCACTAGCTGTTGTTTATAAGCCCTCTGGTGACGAGAAAGGCAGCGATTTGCAGTCAGCTGTGCCTAACGAGGGTGGCGTTGAACACCCTTCACCTGCCCTCGAAACATCAAAGGAGCCCTCTGATGACGGGAAATTGGGTGCGAATAGTACGCAGGGAGAACCTGCGGCAGTTGCTTCCTCGGAGTCTAGTGTAAGCTCTGAGGTTCAGACCTCATTAAACACCCACCTGAAATCATCAGAGGGTAAGTATGGGACGGTTTATGGATTAACGCCGATGAACCACAAAGTAGAAAAGATGTATGTGTGTAGAAGTGCGAAGCTCTGCCCTAATATAGAATGCCATCACTACACAGAACATCCGCAAAATGAGTTGTGTAAGGAAGTGTGTGGTCAATGTGGTAGTAGTGTAAAGTGTATAAAAGTTAAATATTGTACCTGTGAATCATCTCCACCGGGAGTTTTGCTTAGAGATGGCACTTGTGGAGGTTGCGGAGGGATTGTTAATCAGCCAGAGAGTCTACACAACGTCTGTAGGCATTGTGGTAGTGTCATAATGCCAGTTGTGAAGAAGACTTATAATAACGCTTGTAAATGTGTTATTGTATATACGAATAGTGCAGAAGATTCTCGCTTGAGTAGTTTAGAGAAAAAGGGAAAGGAGTTTGCTCTCCCATTCATAAAAGATTTGTTCGAGGATGGGAGGGATTGGATACCTGACGCTGATTGTAAGTTTTGTAATGGTACAGGATTTGTGGAGAAGTAGTTATGGAAGTGATTATATGACAGATAGACATAAGCTATATATCCTATATGCATCGTTAGCTGGAGCTGTTGTATGGGGATTAGGCGCTACGATATTTCTATACTTACATGAGCTGGGATTAATATGAATGATGAACTAAAGGCCTTTCTTAGGAAGGTTAATCAAGCGGATATATCTATTAGGCCCTGTATGTTTGTACAACATTTCAATATGCAGAGATTAGATGACCATACAAGAATGTTCATGACTACTAGTAATGTGGTTATACCTGGTGAGTCTACCTATGAGTGTACGAAGTGTGGGTATTGCTGCTCGAATGAACATATTAAATTGCCCAAAGAATTTGTAAGAGATGATGGTAAAGGGTGTAAGCACCTAGTAAATAATCTATGTAGTATAGATGATGCTAAAAGCCATATATGTAAACAATTTCCTTTCAGGGTGTTGAAATTTCGAACTAAGGATAGCGTACTGAAGTTGTTATGTATAAGTGTACATTGTAGAGGGCAGGTTATTGGTGGTCCGATCATTGATGACATAAACTATGAGAAATTGTTAGAGATATGCTCAAGAGCTCCTGAAGATATAGTACAGACGAGGAATTTCAATGAAGTGTAGATTTTGTGGGTTTAGAATGTGGCCCTGGCAACACAGAGTAGATGTTAGTGGAAGTCCGGTACATCGCAGTTGTTACTCGACCTCTATGCATGTACTCTATGTGGGGTATAATGCTCTAATATCTCATGACAAGATAATATTCACTAAGAATTTGTTAGCTAAGTCTTGGAATACAGGTCAATGGCTATTAGACGATTGGCAAAGAGGACAGTTAAAAGTTGATAAGGATATAAGAATGGAAGAGGTGATACCTGATGCATTACGAGTTGGTAAGGGAAGAGGGAGAGATACCGAAACACAGATTGGTATTGACGATGAGCCAGAAAGATTGGAAGAAGATATCGAGAGATGGAAAGAGGATCACTATTGACATGAAAACGATCACTGATCATATAGTCGATAATTTGGTGGAGGTGACTGTTGTTGCCAGAAGAGGAGAAGAGCGAATCGTCCCTCATTCCAAAGAGGCGTTGGCCGACAGGCAGCGAGCTAAGAGAGCAGAAGCTGCGAGAGCAAAAGGAGATGCCCTACCTGATGGAGAGAGAGAGAAAGGAGAAGGAGCTGGAGAAGAAGCATCGAGCTCTGGGAGAAGCATCCCAGAGAAGGCGCCACCAAGTGGAGAAGGAGATAAGGGAAGTGAGATCGGGGGAGAGGCCAAAGCCAACGATAATTGAATCTTGTACCTATTACCATGGAGAATGTCATTTCGTAAGGAATGATCCAGGTGAGTGTAATGGCATTTGTCCCAATTGGAAGACGTGGAATAGAGTGTTTGCTATAATGATCGGATATAAAGGCGATATGCCAATGGATTGGTTTGATCTAAGGAAGTTGATGAAATGAAAGATAGGTTATTCGAAGTTATATGTCAATCAGGGTATAGGAGATTGATATGGGGGGTTAGTCCACAAGAAGCTCTAGAGCAAATGAGGCTTCATAGAAGGGAGAAGAGCTATAATGTATTTGAGGTGGATCTAAATCCGCACAATCAGGATACATTTGCCAAGTCAATATTGGTGTTGCAGGGGGCTTAATTATGAAGAAACCCGAAGTGAAATTTACGATAATGGGAACGCGAAGAACTTTCGAGAAACTTACCGACAATATTTGGAGAGAGACTGTTGAATCTTACTATAATAATCCTGGTGAGAGATTCTATGTAAAGAAGATGTGGCCTGATGGCAAATATTGGTTTTTAGAAGCTGGTTGCAGGATGGAAGCAATTAGACTTCTAGGTAAGAGGCAATTAAATGTGTTGAAGAGAGCTATGAGAGGATGTACCAGTTGTAGGTGTGGATGATTAAAATGTCTTGGAAAGAGGACGTATACTGGTCACTATTCGGATGGATTTGCTTCTGGGTAGGATTATTCATAGGTGTGTGGTTATAATGACCGATGAAGAAGTAGAACGATTGTGGAAGTGGATAGACCGCCCACTACCCGATGAGTTCTTCACAGAGAGGATACCTGAAGGGGAACATCAGAAGAGGATAGATGAGATACCCGTGGAGTATAGAGAGTTAGCACAAACCATCTATGAGTTAGCTGTTTGGCACCGTAAGATAGGAAGAGATAGCAAAGCTCCTGGAAGTTGCCAAGAATTCAGGCAACTACTCTTCATCGCTGTGAAGAAGTTAGAAGAGAAGGGGTTTAAGGTAATCTTACCTAGTTATTGGTACACAGATGGCGTGATGATAGAACCCGAGTGGATAGTTCGACTTACAAATGGTATGGTAAAATGGGTTTGTGACTCTAGTAAACATGACTGTGGATTGTGGGGGGAGTGCAGGTTTAGCAAATGAGATTCAGAGATAGTGAAGAGAGAGTAGTAGACGATAACCTTAAGAGTGATTTACATTGGTGTAAATATGGCGGGTTGTATGGGTTTGTATTGGGGATAATAGCTGGAATTTACTTAGGGATGTTAATAAGTGGGTGATTTTATGAAACCAGAAAATACTTTCGAATATAAAGTGGAAGAGATTGTAGGTGATGAACTTGTTCAAAAGAGTAGAATGGATAGGGAGATAGGCGATCGTTGTGAGATTTGCCACGAGTTCGTGGGCGATCAGGATGCTGTGGTGTTAGAGTGTCCTGAAGATTTTGCCAATACTCATATACATAATGATAGGGTTAACTTGGTTAAGGTATGGCATAGAACATGTTTCGAGAGGGAGTATAAGATAACGTTACCTGTATTTAGGGTGTGATTATATGGATAAGTCTATGGAAAATGCTTGGAATGAACATGATAAGAACTCGATTAATTTTGGCTGTGAGAAAGAGAAGGATTATAATGAGAGTTTGGGACATTCGCATTATAATGAGGCTTGCAAGAGAAGGGTATTTATCTACGCAAGAGACCATAGAGTAGAATCTAAGAGGGTGACTATAGACTTACCAATAATACCTAAGAAGATACCTTGTACTCATTGCAAGAAGAGATTCCTTCAAGATGAGCTTAATAAGGTTATTGATCGGGTAGAAGGTCCGCTGAATAGAACCTTCGAATACTACCTTTGTGAAAAGTGCTCGGAAAAGAAGCTAAAGGGAAACTACCACAAGGTTATTCCTCAAGCACAAGCACCCGAGTCCGCGGACGCCCACCCTTCACCGGAGTGTCATTCACAAACTGAATCCGCCCCTGGCGCTGAAGATTCAAAATCACCTCAGAAGACTGTTGATAAGTCATCCCAAGATCCGTCAGCCTCCTCTTAATATCGCTAACACCCGCTCCGTTCATCTCCTTGACAATCTGGTAGACCTGCGAGGTATCTGCGCCTTTCTTAATCTCGCCTCTCCAATCATTGGCTATCTTATACAGTCCGCGGAGCTCTTCGGTCATTCTAACATGAAGGTTGCCATCGGCTGTCGCACCATTACACTTCGATATGGTATAACCAATAGCCATCCTCTCATATAATACCTCTTCAAAATGTGGAACATTTAACTCGTCCAAAGTCTTAAAAACATCCTCGCTGAAGGTGATATTTTGAATCTTCCCACAGTTACTAACAATTTCTTCAACATCCCGCCTAACCTTATCCAAAAGAGTCAAATCGGGTTTCAGACTCTTGGCTTTCCTTCTCATCTCACGAATGAGTTCCTCTTCTTTATACGAGGGTATAAACCATATATAAATGAACCTCCTACCCAGACCACTCGTGAGGTTAAATCTCATAGGCTGACTACCGGTGAACAGAGTCAACTGCGTTATATATTGTATCTTGCCCAACGCCAACCTCTTAGTCAGATAACCTGTATCCAAAGCGGTCAGCATCGAATTATCAAGATTTACACTATGTTCCTGTCGCATGCTATTGGTCAAAGCGGCAAATTCATCGACGCCCATAATACCCAATCTACTATCGAAAGCGGCCCCTTTAACCTCGATCGGATCACCATTAACCACTTTCACAGTTCCAGTGAAGGCTGCTTCAGTCATGCTCCCTTCAAACCCACAATTTATCAACTGCGAACATCCAACAATAGAAGTGTTCCCTCGGAGAAACTTCTCAAGATACAACGTCTTAGTGAATCCTGGTGGTGCGCACATGAAAACATGCGTTCTGAGATTAGCTACCTTTCCATGCTCAAAATAAAACTCCCTCTTCTGATTCTCCAGATTAACAACATGGTTACACACCCCCATGATATAATAGGGTGCGAACTTCTCGGCAAGGGCAACGTAACAGTTGCTCAGGTGATTAAGAGCATCCTCAAAAAACACTTAAATCCCCTTGTGAAAGAGCTGGAATACCAATGCGGAAGTCTCAGGTCCCAAAACAGTCTGCAATTGCGTGAGCTCTGCCATAGCAACACCTTTCAAACTGCCAAAGGTAGTCATCAGCAACTTAGCCTTCTCCAAAGAGACTCCTGGTACATGACTTCTCAAAACCTTCATTGGATCGAACATCTCATACTTAGGTTCCAAATTTCTCTCCTCCCCCCACTTGCCCTCTGCGATCTTAACACATATTCTATAAGCCATCTCCACCAGAGCGTTATCATTGGGGAACCACATCACATTCAACCTATCCCGGACAATCATCGATGCCAAGGAACCATAAATGACTGGCTTGTGCAAAGTCATATTCATATATTGAAGTTTCGCCTCATGATCCTCAAGACTACCACTAATGAACAAGAAACAAATCTGATGATTGTGCTTCAACTTGGGAATCTGGTCAAATATCCTTTTGCTCGAAATACTCTGTACCAAATCCGCGACTGCCTTCCTCTCAATACCAACGACATCTTGCATTACATCTCCAACCTTCCTCAAAACAAAGTCAGCATTGAGAGCATCAACCTCATGATCAATACCCTTTCGCTTAACAAGTTCCTTCATCTTACTCTTCTCTCTACTATCCAACATAAACTTATAGCCCTTAGGCATCGGTGTTATATCCGCCAAGTTTGCACAACTCCAAAGTTATATACTCTCTGCTTAACCATCCTATATCCGAATTTCCTAATCTCCTTATCATATAACATTGACAATAAACCAACATCATCGGATGTATATGCTTTTCTCGGTCTAGCTAACTCTTTCTTAGGAACAAAAAGCAATATCTCCTTAGGCTTGAAAATAACCGAATTCCACCACCCACAAATTCTTCCATACCACTTCGTCTTAAATTTCTCATCCCAAAATCTAGCATACACAGCTCCAGCTAAGAAACACCTGTCCATTATAACATTATCCTTACTTCTCCTAGCCTTACTACTATTCCAACATCTCTCCATTCCCATTACAAACTCCGCGAAGAGACCACCGATAAACGTTTCTCTAACACTCCATCTCCTAGAGAAGGGAATCATATGAATATACCTATACTTCGGCCCGCTATGCTCAGCCCAATAGGTCTTCCCAGAGCCATCGGGTCCATCAATGCAGAGAATGGTTCTCATCGCACTATATATAGGTTTCCTATATATATATACTTTTGTGACTCTCTTTCTATGCACATGATAGTTATCCCTGACTCTATAAATGGACTACTGACAATCATGAAGAGGAGACCCGACAGTCAGGTAACTATATATAGTAATAACCCGATACTAAATATAATCCCAAAGACACAAAATCAGAAGGAGGTGTGAATATGGGAATGGAACCGACGCCGGAGAGACCTCCACCTGATGGCTTCGTACGAGAGATTTTTGACTCGTCGATAGCTCAAAATACCCAAATAACCGTGAAGAAAGAGATAAGGGATAGATTAGGAATAATGAAAGGAGACATTCTATTTGTGCAGATATTAAAGGTATTGTCTCCTGAGGGAGAAACAAAGTATCAGTGGAGGGGAGAAAAGCCCTCCAAGGAAGACACTCCGGCAAGTGAAGAAGAGTAAGGAGGATATAAGATGGCAGATGATATAAGTAAGGAAACGAAGAAGCAATTGGACGACCTAGCAAGCAAGTGCTCGAAGAAGCTGGGAATCTCGACTGACACCATCGTGAAGCACTTCATGGATGACCTCGCAAGGGTCAAGAAGCAGCTTCCAGACCTGGATAAGAAAGTCCAGGAGATGCGTGCATTCGTTACGACCCAGTCTCACTACAAGCAGGAGCTCAGGTCACCAGCTGTCTTCTTCGAAGGAGTTGTGCTAGGTGCTTCGGAACCGTTCGATATGGTTGCGAAGCGGAGGAGTGAGGCAAGGAAGCTGTTCGTCGAAGATCCGAAGAAGGCGATCGTCGAGGGATACACCGATGAGAAGGGTACTCCGCTGGATAGCAAGGAGACCTACGGTGATGGATCCGCGAATAGGAACTTCGGGAAGCCTCTTCCTGAGACGGATATGCTGCAGAATATCATAGGTATCTGTAGGGAGAAGCCTGGAGCCGCGTTCAGGATGTTCATCATGCAGTTTGGTGATAACCTGGCGGGAAAGGTCAATATCCCGATGTTCGTACCCACGAAGTTCCGCGCTAATCCTAAGGCGAAGCAGGGCGATCCTGATGAGCTGGCTTTGAACCCGTACAGCAAGATTGAGTTCACACTCTTCAAGGTAGAGGGATTCAATCTGTTGGAAGTTCTGCCGACCATCAAGGGCCTGAACAAGATGCACACCGAGCTCGGAGAGATCGAAGCCTTCCATGCAAAGAGAGAGAGTCTCCCGATGCCCAAGAGGCTGATGATCACCGAGGCCGATATACAGCATATCGCTGGTGAGCCCAACCAGAAGACGGGGAATATAATGATTGTGCTGAGCGACCCGTCCTTGCCTGAGGACTCTGAGGGAATAACCTGCTGGCTACCGGAGACGCTCCATCAGCTGATAGACTTCGGAGCTGGTTCTAGGGTTCTCGTTCTGGGAACGACGCAGAAGTCGAATTTCCAGGAGAAGGAGAACCACTTGATGAACCTCTGGGGGATATATGCTGATCCGAAGCTCAAGATGAGCAAGGATGAAGGCGGCCCTGCGGTCACACGCGGACCGAAGAGCGCAAAGTAAAGTGTTTAAGAGAGGGGTGAAAGCCCCTCTCTATAGTTTTTTGATTTAACTATAGGAGGTGAAATCGATGGTTGGTTGGGGTAAGGAAGTTACTGACGAGGATAAAGAAGCAAAGCCACAGGTATTTACGGATGCTGACGTTAAAGGCTGGTTTGACGAAAAGAAGCCCGGCGCTTCTTCTATATGTATGGCTTTTTATGGATTTGATGGTGTGTGCAAGACTGGAGTTGCTATGGATTGTTATGCAAAGAACAAAAATGGTACTCCGGTGGAACCTGAGAAGTCTATCGTGATATTTGATATGGATGGATCCGCGGATCCAATAAGGAATGCTTATCATCCACTTCACCCGAAGATGATTGTATTTGATCCGATAGAAATTGGGCCGAACAATGAGATTGATTATGTAACGTCGTATAATAAGGTATTGAGCGCAGTTAAGTATCTTGTACAGCATGAGAAGGAAATGAATCTCCACGCAGTTATATTCGATGGTCTGGATCTTTTGCTGAAGTGCTGCGAGTATGTGATGAGGTTTGAAGATCTGAAGATGGACCCCGATACTCAAATGAAAGATTCCTGGCAATGGGCAAGGAGAAATCGTAGGTATTTGACTCCTGTACTCAATCTCAAGCGGTTGAAGTGTGCGAAGTTCTTTACGACGCACTTCAAAGAGTTGAAGGAGTGGAAAGCAGAACAATCAGGCGGACAGTCGAGAAGAGTATTGTCTACTAGAGAGATAATACCTGATTGGGAGAAGAGTACTCCTGGGATTATGTACCAGAAGGTTTTGTTAGAAAGAGTAGAGGTAGAGGGTGTGACTACCTTTGAGGCAACTGTACAAAAGGCCAAGGGCAAGCTAGAATTGGAAGGTAGAAAGTATACTTTGGCAAAGGTACAGGGCGGTAGGACTGAGTGGACGGGGTTGTCTGCTCTATACAAAGAGCTTGGACTTATCAAGGAGTGATTCCATGCTTTATTATTGTATAGCGCCTATACGCTACTTAGACATGGTGGTAGATGAGCCTCGCCACTTAGTTATAGCCCAGCATCTTAAGAACAACCCTAAGGTGTTGGAGTTTTTTATTAGGCAGAGAGAACGAGGGCATGAAATTATTCTCGACAATGGAGCTTATGAGTTCGGCGAACCGATGAAGATGTCAACCTACTTCTCTTTGATAGAGGCCCTCAAACCACAGATCGTCGTATCACCTGACTCCTGGAAGAATACCAATGTGACCATTGATCTGGTGAAGGAATTCTCCGACAGGAAGGCAGCTGCTGGATATAGTAAGAGTGAAGAGGATCATGGAGAGTATACTTTCACCTCGATGTATGTTCCGCAGGGGCAAAATCTCCATGAGTATATTAGATGTTGCATGGTAACGAGTATAGATTCTGGAGTAGATAGTATAATGGGCGTGTCTGTTGGAACTTGGAAAGATGCAACAGGGATTGTTAGACCGTTCATTGTTAGGAATTTGGGAGGAGGACACATATTCCACTTGTTAGGATTGTGGAATATGGCAGAACTTCTTAAGCATAAGGTTAATGGAGCTTTCCCCAGGAATTTGAGAAGCATTGATACCAGTTGGCCTTTTAAAATGGCCGTAGACCCAGCGAACCCGACAGCTAAAATGGACTTCGAAATGAATATGACTGTTGAACAGGAAAATGCGGCAAAGATAAACCTTAAGGAACTAAGGAGATTTATTGAGAATGAACACCTATAGATTAGTTGCGGCGGACTACAAGGTCCAAGATGGCAGACCATATGTCTGGCTATTTGGTAGAGATTCCTTAGGTAATAAGGAAGTGTTCTCTATAGCTCATACTCCCTATGCTTATGTGCCACAGGAGGAAGCTAATAGTGACTATCCTCCGGTGAAGGCGATTGATGGTAGGATGGTTAAGAGAGTCGATACTCGCTTACCCAATGAGATAGCAGAGTTTGAGAAGAAGTACACGAGAGTGTATGAGGATAAGGTACTCTTCCCAATGAGGTTTTTAGTCGATAGGGGGATTAGATATGCGTTCACGATGGATGGCGGAGTTATAAGGGCCGCCACAGAGGAAGAAGAGAGAGAGGTAGAGAATGTTAAATTGGTTACTGCTTACGTAGATACTGAGAGTGAGATTGTATTTAATGAGACTGAGAAGACTTGGTCGACGATACAAGACGTACAGAAAGGGAAGAATCTCACATTATGTGTGACTACGGCTTTCTCAAATGATAAACAGTTGATTACCTATGAGGCAAGTGATGAGAGACAAGAGAAGGTTATGTGGAAGTATTGGATTGATTTAATGGTGAAGAGAGATCCAGATATTATCGCTGGGTGGAATATAGCTGGACACGATCTCCGTGTATTCTATGAGAGGTGTTTAAGATTAAAGCTCAACCCGAATATGTTGTCGCCCATGGGTTATATGTCATTAAGGGAGCATAAGGGAGCGATTGAAGGGAGAGTTAATGGAATTAACACCTTTGAAATGAGAGATGCATTTAAGAAGTTCTTCCAAGGAAGAACGTTTGATTCCTACGCATTAAAACCTGTAGCCGCTGATAAGCAGCTCTTCGGAGAGTTTGCTATAGAGGAAGAGGATTTCAAAGATTTGAATGTTCCGCACATAGAAGAAGTGGTTAAGTATAATAGAAGAGATGTTCAGAGGTTAATTAATATTGAAGAAGTGTTACATCTCACTGACCAGTTTGACGGTATATCGAAGGTAGCTGGGTGTTTACTATCAGAGACTATAGATACAAGCAAATACTCAGATGCACTGTTTATGAGAGAGTTTCATGATAAGTTCGTTCTGGGTACTAAGCAATATCATAAGAGAGAGAAGTATCAGGGCGCGATGGTATTAACACCACAGAGAGGAATATATGAGAATGTGGTCGCGCTAGACTTTTCAGGTATGTATCCTACGATAATCATGTCTTATAATATGAGTCCCGAGACATTGGTCATCGGAACAGCAAACGAAGCAGATATACATAATATTGGGGGAGTGTATTTTAGAAAGAAGCCCTTTGGCATTGTACCCAATAGTATCAGGCGCATGATGACTTTCAGAAAGAGTATTAAGAAACAGATGAAGGGTTATGAAGTGGGGACTTTAGCTTATAAGGTACTGGACTATAGGCAATATGGTATTAAGCAGATGATAGCTGCGATGTATGGTTATTTCGCATTTCCCATGGGAAGGATGTACTATCCGCAAATCTCAAGCTCAGTTACCTTCTGTGGAAGGAAGAATATCATGAGCTGTGTAAACTTTATACAGGGGTTAGGATATAAGGTACTATATGGTGATACTGACTCAATGCTCATTCAAGTAGATGACATCAGTAAGGGAGAAGAGCTAGAGAGTAAGGTCAACGGATTCCTAGTAGAGCTTGCTCAAAGAGAAGGGTTAACTGAACCACCAACCATTGAATATGAGATTGGTTATAAGAGACTGTTACTTGGTAAGAAGAAGAGATATGCTGGGTTGTGTACTCATTATAAGGGAAGGGAGTCTGACCTGGTTATCATTAAGGGATTTGAAGCAAAGAGATCGGACTCAGCGAAATTCTCAAGGAATTTGCAAACCGGAATTCTAGGCAAAATTCTCCGAGGAGCTGAAGATAAGGAAATTTGTGAAGATGTTAAGAAGGTTTGGAAGGAGTTTAATATTAATGACTATCCATGGTGGGAGTTAGGCATACCACACAAGTTATCGAGAGCTCCGGAATTCTATCCTCATGCAGGTGCCGGATACCTAGCTGAAATCTACGCGAATACCTTCTTGGGAAAGAAGTTCGTAGAGGGAACTAGGCCGTTCATCTATTGGATAAGGAGAGTATTAGATGGGCTTCCTCCTAGAATATATCATAATGGGAAGTGGAAACCGTTAGAGAGGATAGCTTTGGATACTGAAGAAGATTTCAGAAAGTGGGTACCATATATAGATTGGAGTATGCAAAAACACAAGATAATAGAGAGAAAGTTAGAACTTATCCTAAGTGCCTGGGGTAAGTCTCTAGGTGAGATAGTGAGTGATCAGAAGCAACAGACGTTATTCTAAGGAGGTATACGATGCAGAAGGAAAAGTCGGTACAGATGCCATTGGAAGAGCATATTGTCTATGATAAGGATATGTTGTCTGATATGTTCATGAGAAATAAGAAATTTACGGACTTTGCCAGGGAACATAGTCCAAGGGGATTAGGTTTACCAGAGAGTGCAATAAAGACGTCTAATATCATTGGCAGTGGATATAAGCAACCGATGATCGAAGAAATACGTTCGATGAGGGTAGCTTTAGCCATGATGGACGAGTTATCAGAGTATATAACTCAGCTACCGTTTAAGTGGTGGGGGAGGGGCGCCCAAGAAGTAGATAAGAAGAAAGCGTTGGAGGAGCTCATTGACCTGTTGCACTTCTTCTTCGTGGCAGTGGATGATCTTGGATTTAATGCAAAGGATATATACGATATGTATGTGTTGAAGAACAATCATAATTGGAAGAGGTTCACGGATAAGATAGGCTGGGGAAAGACTAGATTAGAACATGATGATCATCCAGAGGTATTGAAATGATATATGTGATATCTGGTAATTATGCACAGTTTCTCAAGTTCTGTAGTGAAAGAAATATATCTTCTAGGGATGCTATCTATATTGATAGTGCCTATAAGCTCAAAGGAAAAATTATAACGAAGGATGATGAAGTGGTATACTATGGAACTTGGAGTGAACGTAAGGATATAGATTTAATACAACGCGAATTGAGGATAGTGACAAGATGAATGACTTTTCTATGAGTGTATTAAGAGAGCGATGCTTTATTCGCAATGAGAAAGGGGAGACGACTGAAAATGTTGAACAGATGTTTAGAAGAGTAGCGAAAGCAGTAGCAGCAGCAGAAAAAGTACAGTTGAGACAAAAGTGGGAGGAGGAGTTCTACAAAGTAATGATAGCGATGGATTTCCTCCCTGGAAGTCCAACTTTGGTTAACGCTGGTAGAAAGAACCAAATGTTAAGCAGTTGCTTCGTAGTTCCTATCGAAGATTCTATGGAGGGGATCTTTGGGAAATTGACTGAAGCGGCTACTATCCAGAAGATGGGTGGTGGAACCGGTTTCTCGTTCTCTAAACTTCGACCCAAAGGTGATGTGGTCAGTTCGACGATGGGTGTGGCAAGTGGTCCGGTGTCTTTCCTTTCAGCCTTCGACGGTGTATCTGAAGCTATAAAGCAAGGTGGTGTTCGCAGAGGAGCCAATATGGGGATTTTGAAAGTAGATCACCCAGACATAGTGGAATTTATAACTTGCAAGGATAAGGAGGGAGTATTGGCTAACTTTAATCTGAGCGTCGCTCTAACGGACGAATTTATGGAGTTAGTGATGAGGGATGGTGGAGTACTATCACTAATCAATCCTAGAAATAAGATACGGCAATCAACGATCGAAGCTCGCCGACTGTTTGAGATGATAGCTGATCAGATGTGGAAGAATGGAGAGCCAGGAGTTATCTTCATAGATACGATTAATAAGAAGCATACCATCAATGCAGAGATAGAATCAACAAACCCTTGTGGAGAACAGCCATTATTGCCCTATGAATCTTGTAACTTAGGTTCGATTAACCTGGCGAATATGGTAGAGAAGGGAGTTTTCTCTGAAGAGAAGCTGATAGGTGTAGTTCAGGTGGCTATTAGATTCTTGGATAATGTTATTGATGTGAATCACTATCCGTTGGAGAAGATTAAAGTAGCTACTTTAGCTAATAGGAAGATAGGTATGGGTGTTATGGGTTGGCATGACTTCCTAATCAAGATAGGTGTGCCTTATGATTCAGACCAAGCTATAGAATACATACATAAGGTAATGGATATCATAAGAGAGACTGCAGTAGAGACCTCAGTTGAATTAGCTGAAGAGAAGGGTGTCTTCCCTAATGTCAAGAATAGTATCTATGCGAATGTAACTCATCCACCGAGAAATGCTGAAAGGATAACCATAGCTCCGACGGGAACGATATCCTCCATAGCTGGATGCTCAAGCGGAATAGAACCACATTTCGCATTAGCATATAAGAGAAGGGTGTTAGATTCGGAATTTGATATAACAGTAGAGTCATTAGAAGATATGATGAAGAGATATGAGTTCACTTGGAGCGATGTGATTAAGAATAATGGAACTCTTCATGGTATTGGAGTCCCACCCGATATTCGAAGGATCTATCAAACATCATTAGAGATATCTCCTCACTGGCATATTATGCACCAGGTTATCTTCCAAAGATATACAGACGCGGCAGTAAGCAAAACGATCAATGTACCCAATAGGACGACCAAAGAGGAAATAGCTAAGGTGGTGTTGGGAGCTTGGAAGGAAGGTTGCAAGGGTCTAACAATCTATAGAGATGGCAGCCGAGCCGAGCAAGTATTATCCACAGGTTCTAAGAAACTCCTCCCAGCAAATAGGCCCGAGGTTATAGATTGTAAGGCAATTAAAATCAAAACTGGTTGTGGCAGTATGTACACCACCGTTGGGATGATAGAAGGGAGAGTATATGAGGTATTAACATCGGTAGGAAAAGCTGGTGGGTGTACCAATGCGATGATGGAAGCGGTATGTAGATTAATCTCAGTTAGTTTAAGGAAAGGGGTATCGGTCGATGAGATAATCGACCAGTTGGAAGGGATTAGATGTCCGCATCCAACACCTGTGCTGCCGGGAGGAAAGGGTGTGTTAAGCTGTCCTGATGGTATAGTAAAAGCTATTAAGACACAGTTGTCAGAGAGCCATGTCTCTAAACATGAGATGTTTAGTCCGTGTCCTAGATGTGGAGAGAAGATCATTAACTCAGAAGGTTGCGAAAAATGTTCGGTGTGTACTTGGACGAGGTGTTAAGATGGAACAAAGTTTAGTGTTGCATATATGGAAGTGTAAGAGATGTGAGTACTGGGTTCCGACCAATAATAAAGGCAGACCTGAACCAGCAATGGACTGTCCTGTTTGTAAAGGCAAATTTGAACATAAGTCAATTAGAGTGGATAATCAGGGGGTGTAAGAATGCCTGATCTGCCGAAGAGACCCGATGTACAACCTGGCGACACAATCATAATGCAGGTGGTTAAGATGTCATTGGGAGGGGATGGAAAAACGTATGTTACCCTAGCCAACCCTGACGTCTTTGTTAACACCGCAACGGTGATGTTGAAGAGGTGATAGGATGAAGCTGCACGCCGTCAATAATCTAGAAGAAGGGTTAATATGGATGAAGAGTAAGATAGATGAGTTCTTGCCTAAGGAGCTTGATGACAATTTGAATGAATCTGTTAAGTTCTTTATGGAGAGGTATTGGAAGGATTTGGCCCCATTGCCGGCGAGCTCAACGGGAAGGTATCATCACTCAACGGAGAATGTTAAGCCGTTTGGATTAATAAACCATACTCTAAGAGTTGTGTGGTTTACGAAAGAGATAGGCATTGAAGAGACGGGGTATCCTGCAGGATATGATAAGTGGAAGGGAATTAAGAAGATAAGAGAAGCCATAGCTGCCGCTTTCCTGCACGACTTTGGAAAAGTGGAATCTTTTAAGGCGGATCATGGTAAGGAGTCAGCTAGGATGGTGTCTAGTACATCTATCTATGGTATTAGCCCAAGTAAAGAGCAATTGGAGGAGTTTAATGATATTGCACTATCGCCAGAGGTTTGCAATATGATCAGACGACATATGCACAACTGGTCGTTTATACATTGCGTAGAGATGTGGGATAGAATAGTAGCATATGCAGATTATCTGGCAAGCAGGCCAACAGTACATCTGTCAGATGTAACTTATTTGGTGATGGAGGGACAACAAAATGTTTTCAGACCCACTGGAACCACGAGCAATAATCAATGATATAATAAGAAAGAGCCTACGTTCGATGAGGTTCGAGGAACGTATAGCCTATGGGCTCGCCAACTGTATCGAAGGTAAGATATGGGAGGAGTTTCTTAGTAATAAGAAGGTGGGTAATATAGAATTGGATTTCAGACTCATCTTCGAGGATGTTAGTAGAGAGGGGGAGAAGAGAGAGTTTAATGTAGTGATTAAGAGTTTAGTGAATGGAAAAGAAGTCAGCGAATCTATGGTGAGGGAAGCTATGAAAATGATAGAGGAGTCTGAACCTAGAGTTACTCCCGCTGACTATTGCTCATGCGAACCACACTTCTTTGATAGTGATAAGGAACATTGCGTATATTGCGGGAAGGTGATTAAGAATGCCGGATAGACAATCAGTGCCTTGGGATTTTACAACGATGCCCCTGAGTAAGTCTGCATGTCAGACATATGAACAATGCAGATATAGGTTTAAGTTGCAGGTTATAGATAAGCATCACGAGGAGAGGGGAGATCAGCTAATTAAAGGCTCTATGTGGCATGAGTTACTATACAACTTATATGGTCTAGTTAATAGGGATAATATAATGAAGTCTAGGAAGGTAGATGAGGAATATAGGAAACATTTGCCAGAGAGTAACATTACGGATAATTTCATTAGTATAGAAAATGAGAGACTGAACCACTTCATAGAGATGGGGAAGCATGAATACTTTTGGCCGATATTACTCGAGCAGTTCTACCATGACCCAAAGTGGCAGTACTTCGGGACACTAGACCGATTGGATAAGGACCCTGAAGGTTTCTATGTGGTTATAGATTATAAGACAGGGAAGTATCATGATTATGCTTTGTCGAAGTATAGAAGCGAACTGGCGGGGTATAAGCATTTGGTAGAGGCTAACACTAAGATGAAGGTGAAGGCTGGATGTATATTCTTCTTAGAGGAGAAGAAGTTGCTCTATGAGGAAATCAAATCGGTAACGATTGACGCATTTTATAAGAAGTTACTTAGGATAAGGGATAGAGTTAAAGGCGGACACTTTGAGAAGAATATCAATCAGCTCTGTGATTATTGTCCATTTGCTATAGATTGTCTCTCGGAAATGGATCCGGTGGTGTAAATGTATTTGTCTATTGGAGATAGGTTAGATGGGCAAATGATCGTCGGAAAAGGAGCTCGCGGGAATATGTTTGTTAAGCATAGAGGGATAATAGTGTTTATCAAGGGGCCGCCGGAAGCTATCAAGAATTTGAAAGAGGGAGATAAGGTAAGTATAAAGATTATTGAGACTCAGAAGAACTTCGCAGAGGCAGAGGTGTTAGTGTGAATATGTTTAAAGGGAGATGTCCATACTGCCAACGAATCACCCCTGTGGGTAAGAGTCAATGGTATACCTCAGTTAAATGTCAATGGTGTGGTATGAAGTTCGTACCATTTGCAACTGAGAGGAAGGACATAACGACCAGTGATATTTATAAGAAGAATGTGGCGAAGAGTTTGGAAGGAGCTAAAGTAAAATTCCTACCAAGGCAGGTGATTTGATGAGGCATTTATGCAAGTGTAGACAATCTTTGATGGAGAGTACGAAAGACTTAATCGTGGATATGGAGAATGGAAAGAAAGTAAAGTTAATGTTGTTGAATTGTCATAAGTGTGGGGGTTTCGAATGCTTGCCCTTAGAAGATTTCGAAAGGGTAATGCTCCATGCCGCTCCAGACTCGAAGAAAGAGCTAAAGGAGAAGTTTGAAATAGATTGTGATGTAATATTAGAGGAGATGAAAAAATGAGAATAGTGACTGAACAAGAGATAGCGGGCGCCCACTTCCTACCCAACTACGATGGGAAGTGTAAGAATCTGCATGGACACAACTGGCTGGTTAAAGTGGCTTTGGAAGGAATCCCATTGGATGATGGACCCAATCAAGGGATGCTGCTTGACTTCTCAACCATTAAGAATACGATTAATGAGTTTGATCATAAGAGCTTGAATGATGTATTAGAGAACCCGACCGCTGAGAATATCTCCATATTGCTGTGCAGAAAGCTTATGGAAGTAGTGGATGATAATATAGCAAGGATCACGGTTCGGGTTTACGAGACCTCTAAAGGCTACGCGGAAATATGCAGTGATGATAAGATCATAATGGCGAGGGAAGAGGAAGAAGAAGAAGAGGCCGCGGCAGTTGAAGCTGTTCAGAAGGCAAGAGAGGCGGATAAGGATATAGAGAGGGAAGGTGAAGAGGAAGAGGGAGGCGACAATAATGACGATGCTGAAAGTGAATGAGATATTCAAGTCGGTACAGGGAGAATCTACATTGGCGGGACAACAGACCATATTCGTCAGGTTGTCTGGGTGTAATCTCAACTGTACTTGGTGTGATACTAAGTATGCGAAGGTAGGACGTTTGATGACTGTTAAAGAGATAATGAAAGAGATGGCAGAGGTTGGCTACACTGGATTTGTCTGCGTAACTGGAGGAGAGCCCCTGACTCAAGATATTCAGTTGTTAGTCAATACTCTAAGAATAGAGGAGAATCAATATATTAGTGTGGAGACTAATGGAAGTCAGTCTCTAGTACCTAATTGTAGGATGGTTTGCGCACAGAAGATGGTAGTAGATTGTAAGGGGCCGTCGAGTTTCAAGACGCCTAAGCTCAAGTGGGACTATGATGCGAGATTCTCAAAGGTGGTAGATGAATTAAGAACCCGCCAAAACTATCCGGAGTTTCATGATGAGATAAAGTTCGTTATCGCTGATAGAAAGGATTATGACTCCGCGAAGGCTTGGCTAAAGTACATTGCAACTAAGTTAAGATATATAGAGAAGGAGGGCTGCTTCATACCCAATATTCTCTTTTCGCCGGTTATAGTTAAAGGCAAAGATAGAAAGATAGTGAGGAAGTTGGCCGAGTGGATGGTGGCTGATATAGATAATAAGGAGTTGACACCCAAGTATCAACTGCAACTGCATAAGTACATTTGGCCAGAGGTTAAGCGAGGGGTTTAGATGAAGTTAAGCTGGCTCGATGTACAACAGTCAATAGATAGACTAACCAAGTACTTGGAGCTAAGACACGCCAGTGAATCTCTACATAAGCATACTATCCTTGGAGTAGTAAGAGGGGGTTTGATCCCCGCGGTAATGTTATCGCATAGACTAACCGATACCTTCTTCGATACTATAATCGTGGAAGATCATAATGAGCTTAAGGGTAGGTATATAGTTGTAGATGATATATGTGATACTGGGAAGACGTTCCGATCTCTTAAGAGAAGGTTGCCGAATGAGGATAATATATTTTGTTGCTTGGTGTATAAACAGCATAGTAAGTTTGTACCAGACTTTTCTGGTATTGTGACTAATTCAAAGGAATGGGTTGTATTTCCGTGGGAGGAAGATAAATGAACACGCCAGATGTACAGAGTAGAGAGGATAAGAGAGAATTAAATATTGATATGGTGGGTGTAAAGGGAGTCGAGTGGCCGATTAAGCTGAAAGATAAAACTTTAGGGATTCAGTATACCTCGGGCAAGTTCAACATGTATGTGAGTTTGCCCAAGTCGCAGAAAGGTACTCATATGAGTAGGTTTGTGGAGGCCTTAGCCAAATTCACGAAGGAGGAGAGTTTCTTTTCGATGGATGTTATGGTCGATGAGATCGCTCCGTATATAAGAGAGTTGCTGGAGTCTTTGACTGTTTATCTGGAATGTGAATTTACGTATTTTATCAATGTAACATCTCCAGAGACGTTAATAGGAAGCAAGCTACCCATTCGATGTTGCTTCGTTACGGAAGGGAGCAAAGATCACTCGAGAAAGGTAGTTGAGGTCAAGGTCCCGGTAAATACTCTATGTCCCTGCTCTCAAGAGATGAGTGAGAATCCACATAATCAAAGAGGGATTGTGACGATACAAGCGGATGTTAACGCTTTCGTCTGGATAGAGGAACTTGTAGAGATTGCACAGAGAGCTGGCTCATGCGAAATATATCCACTTCTCAAGCGACCCGATGAAAAGTGGGTGATGGATAAGTCAGCTACGAGGCCAAGGTTTGTAGAAGATGTGGTAAGAGAAGCCTCTCTAGAGCTAATCAAAGATAAAAGGATCGATATTTTTAACGTTGAATGTGAGAATATGGAGAGTATACATCCGCATAGCGCATTTGCAAGTATTGAATGGCGGAGGTTTATGCATGAGGGAAAAGAACAGTAGCTGTGAAACATGCACTCTGAATAAAGAGTGTTGGGTCCCATCCGAAGGAGTTATTCCTAATGACATAATGTTTGTAGGTGAGGCTCCTGGAGAAAGGGAAATACAATTGGGTAAACCTTTCGTTGGAAATGCAGGAAGGATGTTAGCAGATATATTTCTAAGGTTGAATATTAATAGATCAGAGGTCTATATAACAAACTCATGTATGTGTAGGCCACCTCATAATAGAACGCCAAGTCCATTAGAGGTAGCATGTTGTAGAGAGTCATTGTATGCGGAAATAATCAAAGTGAACCCTATAGTGATAGTTGCTCTCGGCCGAACAGCATACACATCGATTATGAATGTTGGTCAAGCAATAACACCAACGCTCGAAGAAAATCATGGATATATATATCCTGTCATGATCGGCGAACCGAGGAAGTTGCTGTATACCTACCACCCCCAGGCTTGCAGCTACTCTATCATAAGTAAAGAGAGATGTAAGGACGATTTGAGAAGACTACCTAAGATATTAGACCTCCCTAGAGATATGGTGATTGTGGATAATCGAAGAGGTGACACTCATGGACAAGTTCGCCAAGACCGAATTGACTAGGAGAATGCGAGAGGTGTTTGGGAATAGGCAGAGATTCGCCTGCCAACGTACCCAGTGCAATCATAATAAGAAAGAGGTTTGTTATAGCAAGCTCGATTATCCATGTAGAGAGGTTCTGCCCACCTATCTCTTACAGATGTTTGACAGGGCAGTAGAAATAGCAGAGAAGGATGACGATCCAATTCAAAAGAAGTTGGGGGAGTTCTAATGGGAGGGTATTATGTCATTGGGTATAAGGTATATGATAATTTCACCGGGGGAAGAGACCCTATATTAGTCGGTCCATTTAACGATGCTAGGGAAGCACATCATTGGTGTTTTAATCATGGACATAAGGTAGAGTTCGAACAGTTTTCGCCAAAGGAAATTGTAGAAGCGATAGATCCTAAGACTATTAAAGGTGATTAGATGACGAGGAACGTTAGAATTTGGATTGATGTAGGAGATAGACCAGTTGATGGACCTAAGGGAACGATAGCTATACACGATATTATAAACAAGGCTATGAAGAAGGCGGGCTTTGTTAAGAATAAGGATTACACCGATGGAAATGATGTTGACGATAGGTGATCTTGTGAAGATATTCTCTGAGACTGTGATAAAGGTCCAAATACCTTTACCAAGGGAAAATGTTATAGATAGTATATTGCATGCATGTAATAAGCTAGTTGAGCTAATGAATGAGGATCCTGATATTATTGCCATATCTCCACAGGTGTATGAGGAATTTTGTCGTAGTCAGTGGAGCAGCATATATAAATTCATGACAATAGTCGGAGATAGTGTAGCCGGCATACCTATCAAGGTAGATAAGGGTGTAGAGAATAACACCGTGGAGATAAGATCAAAGCCAAAGAGAGTGGATTTATGAGTTCGGCGAACCTAGTCCAAAGCTGTATGGGCTGCCCATACTTCTATGTGGATATGATAGTTGCATCTAATTTCACGGCTATACCTTACTGCCACTTACCCATCGGTACAATGTGTCCGAAGGTCACTCTCATATATAAGGAGGATGGAATATGAAACCAAAGAGCAAGATAAGCAGTGCAATATGTCTTATATCTGGTGGGCTGGATTCCGCGACCGTTTTAGGGATACTGTTAGAACAAGGGTACAAGGTCTACCCGCGGACTTTCGATTACGGCCAGCTTCACAAGAGAGAGATTCAAAGTGCAAAGAACATAGTATCATACTACAAAGACAAGTATCCTGGTCACCTGTTGCCTGTGGGGGTAGTAGAGCTGGGCGTCCTCAAGACGATCGGCGGATCGGCGCTCACTAACCACAACATAACCGTCCCTACCCAAAGAGACAATAGCGAGATGTCTTCCCATATTCCAGTGACCTACGTCCCAGGACGCAACACCATCCTATTATCCATAGCATTGTCCATCGCCGAAACAGTAGACGCTGACCTTGTGGGCATAGGTGTTAACCATCTCGACTACTCCGGCTACCCAGACTGTCGCCCAGAGTATATAGAAGCGTTTAACAACTTAGCTAGACTGTCGAGCAAGCGCGCTGTAGAAGGTCATCCAATTAGAATCTACGCACCCTTACTCAAGCTCACAAAATCCGAAATTATAAAAAGGGGCACGGAGATCGGAGTTCCTTACCACCTGACGTGGTCCTGTTATCAGGGAGGAGGTAAACCCTGTGGAGTGTGCGACTCCTGTATACTCCGTGCCCAGGGCTTCAAAGAGGCAGGACTTGAAGACCCCGCAATTCGACCTTAAACCAGTGAAACATACCAAACTTCCATCCCTCTTCGGTTTGTACTATCGGGCCTAACTCATCCGCCATTTATCGTGCGGGCAAGTTCTTCAGGTGTTGGGGGTTCATCAACATACTCCCAATACCTTCCATATGCGGTATGTGGCGGATTCTTATGACTAACGCTGTTAGCTCGTTCAATCTGGCGACCGAACGAATCAGTCTTTGCTAAGTCCAAACTAACATATACCAGATTAATACAAGCAAATCTATCGTCACCATGAACCGCTGTAACGATAGCATTATTGCTCTTACTATATTCATCCACATATATTACCGCATCTCCGATTTTTGGCATGTTCCACCTCCTGTCCATTAAGGACCTTAAACCGGCGTCAACGTCAATGCCACATTAGCCACGCTACCAGAGGCCTTCTCCGCGACCCCCATAGCTATGTTCGACGTACCAGTGGGTGGACTCACTATCCCAATCTTCAAATTAGTGATATCCACCATCCACCCACCACTAACCCCATCGGTCTCTTCAGCATCATAGATACTATCTATGACCTTCATATACAATACATCATCTCCAGCAGACAAACTGTTCAAATACGCTACTATCGAACTCTTTATCAAGTTCGCTGCATCTGCAGGTACTCCTGAATTTACAGTCACCGTCAATAGAACATATACCACTACGCCAGATACTCCATACCAAGTGACCGCAATCCCCGCGGGCCTAACATCATCGATCGCATCATCTACAACAGTATCCGGAGGAGTCTTCCCATCTATATAGGCTGTAACTGTGTGCAAAGTAGTATTCTCAGTTACCACACATCCCAATACTCCCACCACATCTAATATGGCTGCCCTTATCGCAGCTAACGTTCCGCCTGCAGTCTCTGTCAATCTATTCTTAGCTCTAATCCTATACGCTCCATCCTCTTCAATATCCTCGCCATCTTCAGCTGCAGCGATATTCGTTATGCTATTCACCCCAACAATGGGCACCTTAACCACGGTAATAGTCCCTGCTCCCACATTGCCAAACTCCCCATATACTGTGCAGGTACAATCAATATCTATATACCCCCCTCCAGGTATTATTCCGCCATCATCCGTGGTAAACATCACTGGATCATCGCCAGATGTCTGAACTACAGTATCCTCAGGTATACTTGTTGCAGCAACTCCAGTGAATCTGACAACTACTGTTGCCACAGCGGCTGGGTGTCTAGTCACTCCTAGCAAAGCGCAAACACTATCGAGTGAGTTCCCTGTGGCGAAGTCCACATACCCATTATAATAGATAGCTTCAGCCATCTCCCATAGTTCCGCTTCTTCCAAAGCCTGAACTTCTAATAGCTTGAGCAAAGGCGAGGTCTCAGTCAAATCAACACTACTTCCAAAAAGCTCCATGGCTCTATTCTTCTTATCATTCAAAATCGCATCGTACGGTTTCGGATTAAAACCAGTCTGCACTATTCCATACATCTAAACACCTCCAAACTTCATCTGAATTTCTTCTCCACTCAACAACGTTATACTCAAATCCCAATATAACATCCTATCTTCCATCCTATTATACTTCCCACTAACATACTTTGTAAACCTATACATCATGATCGCAGTCTGTATATTCTTAGCTATTAAGCTAGGCTCGGTACTTTGCATAGCGCTCTCTGCGTCGAACCCAAATGCCAAATGAAAGATGTCATCCCCTAACCCAGTTCTCATTAACACCTCAATATCCTGCTTCACCTTATCCACACCATACATCATCATTAACCTATTCGATCCATCAAAGACCAAATCCATCTTGGTATCCAGCTTCAACGTCTTTCCGTATATCCCCTCATCTACCACCCTATCACCAATTGGCAGATCGGGCATGTTATAAGTAACCTCAAGAATAGGCTCTTGTCCGGGTACTGAAGGATTTCCCAAAGTCACATACTCATCGTTACCAAAGACAGGAGCGTCGCCAGAGATATCCCTGCTAGACATAATACATAGCTTAGTCCAACCACCTTTATTAATCCAGCTAATCCCCGTAGCATTCAACACAATATCATTATACACACCAATATTAACAGCCGCGGCACTCAATGAGCCGCCATTGCCAGAATACAACGTCCTATCATAGTCTCCCAATACCACCGGATCATGTGGATAGTCTGGCTGCCCATTTAACACCACAACATTAAACCCAGCTCCTATCATGGCAGCTTGACCTAACAATTGAAGCTTAACCCCAGATATAATTGCGCCGGTAGGAATCGTTGAAGTATCAAATATCAACTCTCCACGATAAGTATAATACATCGGTGCGATAGTTACATATTGACCCACTTGAATATTCGCATAGATAGCCCATCCCAATGCTGCAGTTCTGCAAGTTGGATAGTCCATATCTCTATTACAAAGAGTCTTACCCTTGCTCAAATTATCCTTAACAATTAATACGGTCATTACATCACCTCTATCGCAATTAGCCTCGCCGACATAGATCCACCTGCAGAAGATAAATACTCAAACTCCCCAGCTATATCCTCTACAATCGGAGTTGAAGTACCACTCGCAACTAAATAAACCTTCACCTTAACATTCAAATTGGCTGTTACCGCGAGCCCATTATCAAAGTTACTATTAGTTAATATCGTAATTCCATTCGTAGTTATATTTCCGCTATATGTAGTTAGCACACTATCATCACTCGCTTTCAACACCTCTATCTTATCTACATAGTCATTCACAGAGCACCCCGACGTCGTGATAGCTAGACTCTTTAGCTTAGCCCCAGCGGTCATCGTCTGAGATGCTGATTTCCAATCCCCAGAGGTGTTATACGGTAACACAGTCATATTCGTAAAGTCAACATTACAACTGCTTCCTAAAGTCCCCGCGATATTATTTAAGTGAGCTGTAGGATATCCTGGCAAGAGTGTAACTCCCATACCATATATTATATATGCCGGCGCCCCAGAGAACCCAGCTGGTCTAGCTCTAGTATCTATCTGCGTCCAAGATGTACCATTAGTACCATAATAACTCGTTATATTACTCGCATCCAATACCACTTTGTAATAATACCAAGTTCCAGTAGTTGGGCTTCCAGTCATAGTCCCAGAGAAAGCTCCAGCTATATTTCTCACATTCTCATGCTTCAACCCACCGTTAGTACCAATGCCCGCGCCATAGTAATTACTCGTATCCCAATATAAACATACCTGTGGCAACCAGCTATTACCAACAGCCACATCGGTCTTCATTCTTCCAATAATGGTTACATTATCTACTGCCCAAGTTCTTTGAAAGTGACAATACCAATACAAATCACTATTTATCCTAACATATCCCGTGTTATCAGTAATCGTAGAAGTTGAATATTTATCATCCGTCCAACCAGCTATTCTACTTCCTCCGCTGACCCTATCACAAAGTAACGGTGCGCTGCCGATAGCATCCGCAGCTATTAAATAATTATCCGTAACCGTTTCCGTATTACTCTTACTCCCACTATCAAAGTCCGCCGTAGTTGTTATTACAAATCCGCCAGGTCCACTTACCCAACCATCTAATGCTTCTAATATAATAGACGATGAATTATCCCCAACAAAGTAAACCTTCAACTTAACATCAACATTATAAGTGCAATCGAATCCATTATCAAAATTCGCGGAATATAATGATGTAGTCCCACTCGAAGTTATATTCCCACTGTAAGTAGATAATACTACACTGTCGCTAGCCCTTAAAACTTCCACCTTATCAATATAATTATTAGCATCTGCCGAACTCACAGTAAAGTCCAACTTGTACAACTTCTTTCCAGACATGCGTATTGTAGCAGACGCCCAATTACCTGTGGTATTATATGGTAGCAAGGTCAAATCAGACATCCTCCATTCATAGGAGGTTGAGCTACCCGCATCGCTATTTAAATGATACCCAGTATATGTGGGTAGTAGAGAAACTCCACTCCCCCATATTACATAAGCTGGCGCCCCGGAAAACCCAGCTGGCCTAGAACCCCAGGCCTGTATCAACGTCCAAGAACTTCCATCACTACTATAATACCCCTTAACATCCCCAGCAGATAACACAATCTTATAATAGTAGTATGTGCTATAAGAAGGTGTTCCAGTCATAGTAGTAGCCCAAGCGCCAGCTACAACATGATTACACTCATGCTTTAAATTAGTACTCCCACCATCGGCTCCAAGCCCACACCCCCACCAATTATCCCTATCCCAATATAACGCCACCAATGGAAACCAGCTATTCCCTATCAAATTAAGCATCACATTAATCTTACCTATAATAGTCACATTATCAGTACTATTGCTTCTTTGTACATGCATATACTTATATCTATCGGTGGAAAAGTACAAATTATCAGTATCATCCACTATAGTATTACTTCCACTTACATCGACCGTCCACCCACTCTTTCTAGCCCCACCACTTATCCTATCACATACCAAAGGAGCTAATCCTATAGCATTCGCGGCTATCAAGTAATTGTCAGTCACTGTCTCTGTATCAGACTTTGACCCATTGTCAAAATCCGCGGTAGATGTAAACGAAAAATCAGCCATCTGTAACCTCTATAACTATATCCCCACCACTCCTTTCGTAAGCTGCAACTACCACCCCAGCAGCTTTATTCTTAGCCTTGCCATCCTCTCCCAACAGTTTGGTATCAACTACCTTGTCCACCCTCTCTAGCGGAGTAACTGTAATTATGACCTTATCATCCTTAATCACCTGACTAACACTGTAATCAGTGACATGAACGTCCGCCGCCACCATAGCTTCGTGTACTAAATTTAAAGCGTTAGCCTTCTCCTTCCACCCCTTAATAACTACCATCTCCTCACCCCAGATAAAATCTCAACCCAACCTTAACATCATGAAGCAACAAACTATCATAATCAGTCAGGGCATTTGTCCACTGAAACTCATAAGTTGCATCCTCCGCATCCACAGTAGACTTAACATCTATCGACCCAACTATAGCATCTCCAGGCCCATCTGAAGAACCCCCAACCTTCAGCTCATCGTCTACGAACTTAATAGCATTAGTTAAGGATCCTCCACTCTTCTTCACCTGTATGTATTGAGTCCCGCTGAGCTTATTCGTACTACTATTGCTATTCTCCACCTTTCTAAACATTACAATAGCTTCAACCCTCTTCAACACCAATCCCGTGGGAAAGAAGCCAGGAAGCACAACTACAGAGGGCAAGGTCGGATCCAAACTACCAGAGGTTGTTAGAGTTACTGTAGCCTGAGGTTCAGAGAACTGCGTCAATACTACTTGCTTCTTCATATACGTCGTCAAGTATACACCACCATTATAATAATTGAAAAGTCCGAGGGTAATAAAGCTGCATCATCCGACACCGCATCCGTATCTACAGTTAACCTATCATTCTGCGCCAAGGAAACTATGTCAGGTATTCCACTAGCCGCATAAGCTTCTCCCCCACCGGCTGTCGCAGTAATCGTCGGCCTATTAGCTTGAGTAGTAAATATAGTAACACCATTTTTATTCACATCCCAAATACTACTAGTCACCCCTCCCCCATTCTTTCCTCTCTCTTTAACATCAGCTACCACTCTAGAGATTGTACATGCAGCTGGAGCTATCCAAGCACCATCAACCCTAGTATCTATAATAAACTCTCCAGTGCCCACAAACCTAATAGTCTCCTGTGGTGAAGCACCCGCTGGAGCAGCTGGGGTACCATGAGTATGATCTCCTTTTGAGAATGTAGCCGCTGTTCCTGCATTTGAAGCTTGTCCAAATGAAGTCTCAGTAGTCACCGTTGTAGCTGCCACCGGAATAGTAGGTGCAGCGGGTGTTCCATGAGTATGATCGCCCCTAGAGAAGGCAGTGGCTACCCCTGCACTTGGAGCCTGGCCAAATGCTATCTCACTAACTACCGTACCTGATGGCGAAGATCCAGAACCACTACTCAACTCTATAGTAACCCCATTAACCCTAACCTTAATCTTAGTCCCATTCCTCCAGATCATCCCATCTACAGGGGTCGTAGGATCCGCACTAAGGTCCTGTAAAGCTAACTCCTTCTCTACCCCCACCCTTCCAGTTAACATCATCTGTCCAACTGGCCAATTAATATTGGTCTCATTAGCTAACACAAACCCCGCTAAAACTATAGCATACTCCCTATTGAAATACTCCTCACTATCAATATCCCTTTGAACCACCTGAGTATTAGTAATAAGCGTATCTAGGTTAAACTTCGAAAATCCGACCAATACCACATCGCCCACAGCTACAGGCAACAACACCATCGATGTTCCCCCTCTGGGAAACACCATTGGCACATCTTCCAACTCCAAATAAGGGTTGTCAATCCTTTCAATCTTAATCTTAACCCCAACGGTCATCCCACTGTTAACCTTAGTGATAACCCCCGGACACAAAGTCCAGACCCCTCTAACCAACTCCAATATCATATTGCGAGTGTGGTCAGGAATGCTGACTGGCTCGTCATTAACTGCTTGCATTATCCACTCTCCGGTGGGAACAAACTTTCATCATATCCATACTCATACTCATTCTCCAAATCTCCCTCCAAACTAACATCCTCAGAGGGCAATACTAATATAGGCTCGGAGTTTATAACACTCTGTGTAGCTTTTAGCAATCTGCAGTTCATCTCAACATAATGATCAGATGCACTGCTTACAAACCTAACATCATCAGCTATGTAATACCTCACATGTTGGCGATATTCTACCTGTATAACCGAACTCCTAAACATGCGCCAATCCAACAGTACTTTAATAGTATACTTAGAATCAGAGGTATTCCCCTTATCATCTCTACTCTGTTCAACAGACATCAATCCTGTCTTCTCATTAAACACTAGCCCAGTTGGCATGCCCAAATTCTTCCTCATACAATAAAATCTGCCTTGCCTCATGAACCAGTGCATTGGATATTGTACTCTCTTCCCTTCAGTGGGAGATGTTGTAGAGGTCGATACCCATACCCCCTGATGAAAAGCCCGATCAACAATCTCCGATAACCAATACTTAAAAGTGTGGTCAGTGTTTAGTGCAAAATTCTGCAACATACACTCATCTAAAACTTCCTTATCCAAAAACCCAATTACAACATTAGTTAACTGCAACATATCTTCAATAACCGTAGTGTACTTTGTTCCCTTTATCCATCGCTGACTACCAACCCTCTGTAGAAACGTCGTTTGATCTTCTACACATTCCAAAGTCAAACAATCATCATTATCTGACCTACTCCAGGACATAGATTGCACTTTGCCTAAGAAAATAACCCCATAGTTCGACAACCTACCTGCCATAACAGAAACATATGACCCCTTGCCATACTGCTTCAATAATCCAAAATGATTAACATTATACAACTTCACTGTACAATCACTTGGTTGAACATTCTTCCCATATTTAATATCAATATCTATATCCACCCCTTTTACCCACCTACCACCCTCATGCCTCCCCGTATGATATTTCGCCCCATACTTCCCTATCTCCTCCTCAGATTTTCCTTCCTTCGCCCAAGCTTCTACCTGAGCTTTAATACTACCCAAAGCACTTACTATACTTGGGGCTGGAGCTATAGCTACCTCTATATATTTACAATCAAAAGGCTTAGCTAAGTTCAACTCCTGAATACTTTTTAACGGGGGTATTGTAGGTGGAATTACGACCATGGGATAAACAACCTAATATCTACATTATCTTCACTTATCTCTTCCGCGGTTAATAGACCTATCTCTATGCCATTGGTAGGACTCTTTATCGGAATGAAACACCCCTCGCTTAACCTCCCTTGAAAAACAACTGTACCATCACCCATCTTCCAAGTGAGTATTAACGAATCATCATAGGAGTTAAACCTATAGGTAAAGCTAAACAACATCTTATCAATCTCTGCAAATACTATCTGCGGAAACCCAGCTAGATAATTCACAGGAAATGCTACATAATCCATACTTGTCATATTCTCACTTCCAATATTCATTCCAACCTTTAACCAAAGGTCTATCTGCTAACCAATCATAAGATGCTTCCCACCACTCCTTATTCTTCGAAGTGGTTGCCGGTTTAATCAAGGTCACCTTATCATAATCTCCAACTGGCGTAAGTCCAATCACCGTGCCATCAGAGTCCACAATATATTGAAAGGTCGCTGCTTCAAAACTCACAACATTCAGTTGCTTAATCGATAGGGATGCTTCAAAAGATGACTTCGAAGCACTAGATTCTTTAGTACTCAACCCAGTGATTATCATATTTTCAAATGAACCCAAATCACAGACAAACTTAAACATCATCTTATTGTCCCAGAGCCAAGCCAAATAGTTATACTGCTCAACTCTATTAAATACACCTTTTGCACTATAATTCCCACCTATAGGATAAGCTTCATCAGAACTCTGATAATTAGGATTAGTCACATCTTCATAGAAGGTTATATCCAACTCAAAAGCCACTGGATCATTTGTTATATGAAAATCAACATATACGCCCTCTTCAAGAGCCGCCTGAGTAGTGCTGGCAGACAGATTGAGCGTAACCGACTTGCACCCCTTATATGTATACGTTCCTATTCTAACATTAGTATTCTTCATTTAACCCACCGAGCCTCTATACTGATTGCTCAACCTCTTCATAGACTCATCGGCAGCATCCACAATAGTGCTCTTTAACTTCCTCTCTGACATAGCACCATGTATCTGTGTTCCAGACACATTAACATTAACCACTGGAGCAAAAGCTCTCCCACTCCTCGCATTAACACTCCCTTCAAAAGAACTCCTAACACCAAATCCAACCCTTCCTTTTCCCCCTCTCAAATTGTTAATCCCCTCACCTAGAGAGTTAACGGAATCTAGAGCAGCCTCAGAATCTAACTGCATATCATGGAAGAAGGGCGAATGAGATCCACTGTTCTCATAACTATCTCCAGTTGCCCCAAAAGCTTGAGCCAGCGAGGCCAAAGCACCAACAACTACCATTATCGAAGCGGCAATCAATATCAGAGGGTTAGCCCATAAGGCAGCATTCAACGCCCACATTACTATAATCACTCCACCAATTATCGAAGCCAACCATCCAAGCCCACTAGCCACCAACATAATTAAGCTTGCAAACAGCATCAATGGACTTATTCTCATAACAAAGTTCATAATTCTCTGGGCATTCGAAACTGCATTAGTCGCAAACAAATACACCCAAAGTTTTTGTGCGGCTAATACTAAAGCATCTCCATGACCCTTTAGACTAATTGCTGAAGCCCATGACCAAAATGCATGCATTTTATCAGCTGCCGCCGCAGCCCAAGCAGCAGCAGCCTTTTTAGTAAACCCAGCAGCAACCAGCTTCGACCTCACCCACAATAAGAACAATGCTGAGGCTAATATCATTACCGTAGTAGCTAATATCTTCATAGCTGTATTACCAGTATGATAAGCCTTAATCAATAGGATAAACGACGCAAACATCAATGTGAAGTATATAGTGCATATCATTAAGGGAGCTACAACTCTCCACAATGAAGCCGCCAACATATTGGCAGACTTAGCCAACAACTTATAACTCTCTTTCATAAGAGAAGCATTATTTATCATCGCTTGCCTTCCCAATATAGCATTTGTCGATTCAATCTGAGTATTCACGACTGATTGTGCTGCTGCAACCAACACCAATGTACCTACGAAGGTCATTAGCTGACCGCCCACTTTAGCAAGAGTAGAACCCACTAACAACGAAACAGCCACCACTTGCTTAAATGCAGGAGGCAACTGATTAACTAACTTAACCAACTCCGTTAACAGACTATTCATATCCTTAAACATGGGAGCCAAACTCTCGCCAAAGGACGCATACAATGTATTAATAGTTGCATTCAATATATCTGTCGTCCCTTTCAACGTCTTTAATCTCTCATCTACTATCTCCCCAGCCACCGAAGCTTGTTTAACAACATCTATCCACTTCTCAGAGGTACTAGTCAACACCTTAATAATATTCTCCACACTATCTGCAGAAATACCCATCTGCCCTAACTGTATTCTCAGATCATTAATGTCCACAGTTCTATTTTTTAGCTGCTCCTTCCACCCCATTAACACCTTAGTAACATCCCCGCCGAACTTAACCATCAATGCTTCCTTCGCTCCTACTGCCGCGAGCCCCAACTCTGTATCTCTCAAATCCTTAACATTTGAGCTATAGAGCGCTGACCATAAGGTCAAAGCTTCAGTTCCAAATATAGATTGCAAAGCAGCATTCCTCTGAACAGTAGACAGATCCTTTAGCTTATCCTGCAACTCCTCTACTATATCAGCCATCCCTTTGAGCGACCCATCTGTTTTAAGAATCTCTAACCCATACATCTTAACAGTAGCCGCTCCACCAGCTATTGTTCCCTGAGATGCTGCAGCAATCTTCTGCAAATTGACCAATGAAATTCTTAACGCCCTACCTGCTATGCCCGCCCTAATCATATTATCTCCAGCGGTCATCAATACGGTCATAGTCTCTTCGAATGACCAATGTGCCAAATCAGCAGCAGCTGCTACATACTTAAATGCCTCTCCCAGACTCTGAACCGTAACCACCGAAGAATTTGCAGCATATGCCAACTCTCCAGTTATGCCAGACATAGTCTGCATAATACTATTAGCATCTCTCGCTTTCATCGAAAACCCATTAAATACACCTACCGCAAGGTCAGTGGCCTCTTGAACACTAATCATGCCAACTCTGGCCAAATCCAAAACACCCTTCGTCGCAGCCATCGTCTCAGTGAGATTAAAGCCTGCCATAGCTAAGGACTGCATAGCCTGGCCAACTTCCTTAGCAGTAAATCCAGTCTGTACGCTAAGGGCCAACATCTCCTCAGTTACCTTCCTAGTCTGTTCAGCAGTAGCCCCCAATACAGTCCCTACTATAGAAGCTTGATACTCCACATCTGAAAATGCACTAGTCATCTGACTAACTACTTTCCCAACCGTATTCCCAATCCTATTTAAAACTCCACCCGCTGCCATTAATCCAAAAGCCATATAAAGAAACGTGGTTCTCGACTGACTCATCTTAACGCCAGTCTCATCAAGTACATTACCAACCTGTTTAAATTGTTGCTGAGCCTGCGAGGTATTAGATGTGACTAATATATGGGCGTGCCCTGTAACACTGCTATCTGCCATCAATCCATCTCCATAAATTGAAACCTGTTAAGATGATTACCGTGAGAACCACTCATTTGTTTAAACTGTCCTGACTGCATCTCATACCATTTGGTTAAGGCCAAAGCATACCTCATTGTCTTTCTTATGGGCCATGCTCTGACCTCTTCCACATCTTTATTAAACTCTTTTGCTATGAGATAGAAGTCGTATTCATCTTCTACCTCTAACTCTGCTTTTTTCGAGCCATCTCCGTCAGGCCGAGTAACTCCTCGACTTCACCAACGAGAGTAATCCTAACCACTCCTCTCAGATCTCTCGACCAGTCAATCTTTGGCTCGATAATAACCGCCTTGAGCAACTCCTTAGCATAAGTCTCTTGATCCATCTTTCCATCCTTATCTGTTGCTGACCTAGTCAATGCGAATATTTCCGCGCCGCCTATGTCTCTGCACTTAAACTGTATACCGAAGGCCTCGAAGGTAAAAAATTCCTCCTTATAATACAGCTTCTCGAGATCGGGCTTCGATCCCTCTGCCTCTGGGGTTTTCCCAACTACCATATTCCTTCCTCCTAATTATTGAGCGTGAAAAAAGAAAAAAGATACTACGAGATTAATTCGTATTCTCGTAGTATCCATATCCCGAAAACTTATACACGTACACCGGAGCGTTCTTCTTGTCGGTCTTGAACTCTGGGAAGCCCTGCGGCATCGCAAAGTGCATACCCTTTACTTTGAAGCCATACGCTTTTTCAAAGTCGCTCTCTACAGAGATGACAAACGTCACCGGAGTCAACGATCCTTCCTTTGCCTGTTCTATCAATCCTCTCAGGTAATCATTCTCAGGCGAAGAAGCGTTCAGTGCGATTGTTGCCTCGGCCTTAGTAGAGGTATCAACGTTGAACCCCACTTCACTGACCAATCCATCAATCACAGAGGACTCGCTCGCTGGAGTTATTCCGAAACCCTCAGGAGCCACTCCCGTCATAGGTTTGCCACCTATCGTGCACTTTACCTTCTTTATGTTGAACACTTGCGCTGTATCAGCCATTTACATCACCTCACACCGAGATCGCCAAGTTAATGGTGATCGACTCTATATGCCCAGTCAGATATACGGTGACATAGATGTTGTCCAGCAACCTCGCGGTCTTATCTCCCGCGGTAATATCATCGTAGTCAGGCATATTGACAACGAACCCCTTTCTGAATGTTCCATTATCCATAAAGGGCTGTTTCAGGGCGCCCAACTCGACCGCATTCTGCAAGGTCTGCTCTATGCAAGCCTTAACCGTATCTATTCCGGACTTGTCAAACGGCACAGGGTTGTTCGCTATCAGCGTCTCCAAATCCCAGATGATATTCTCCTCGAGGTAGTATCTCGTTCTCGTCACATCTATGAACTTGTACGCCGATGACCCACCAGCCATCGACAAACCATCTGACGGTCTCCACATGCTCTGCTTCAGGATAAGTGCATTCTCGGATGCGGCTTCGAATGCGGTTACCTGAGACTTTGTGAACTGACTGATGCTAGCATCATGCAATCCAAGCAAGGTCTTCCACATTATCTTATCCCAAGGTTCTGTCACAGCTATCCTACCAGCCAATACCGCACCTACATCATCAGCCGCATTCGTATCCAGGTGCGCTATAGTTATGACATTCCTCGAAGTGTAGGACAGCTTGGCATCCGTCTTAAGATCCTTCAGCTGCGTTGCCGCAACTTCATCTCCCCTGCCGCATATGGGCATTATCCACGCATAGGTGTCCGCAATGTCCGCTATATTGGCGAGTATTCCCCAATCCTGAGGACCAGCTCCACCGTTGCCTCCAGTGCCATCAGTATACGCGCAAAAGTAGATGATATCTACTAATCGCTCGTAGTCCTTAACGGCTGTTATAAACGTAGACATAACATAGTAGTCGTAGGCAACATCTTTGGCGACAGCACCATTGATAAATATCTGAGTTCCCTCAGTACCTATCTGTGCCTTGCTTGCTCCTGGATCCTCCGGCGGGCCTTTGTAGTCATACTCTATGGTAAAGGCAGCAATTGCCACCGTTCCACCTTTCACAGGTCCGAAGTCCAGCGTGTGTGCAGCCCCAGCAGCAGTGTTCTCAACAGCCACCGTGGTCTTGTTTATCTTAACCGCATAGAAGTAATCTACCCCTTGTGCGATCAGATTCACGGCTGCCTTGTACACCTTGCTAGAGTTCAGGAAGTCCGTTGCTAGGTCCGCGAGGTTAGTATATCGGGTGACAGTATTCACACCCAATACCCCGCCCTCATTCTCACCTACCAGGAGAACACTCCCCCAGCTTGGCTGAACTTCTCCAGCTGCCAGAATCGTCGTATCAACAGTTATTGGATCAACCGGCATCTAAATCACCCCAGCTTAGGAGACTCTACTTTCGGCGTTCCATTCCTCTTCTGATCTACAAGCTTCTTCAGCTCGGCCGCGGACAACTTCAAGTAGTCTTTTATGCCTAGGTTTTTGGCCGCCATTCTCAGCTTCATGTCCGTAGCGTCGGGCTTGCTAGCCTCAACACTCGGAACCGACGGCTTATCTCCTTCCTTAGGCTCGACGTACTCCTTGTAGTCTATTAGGCCGATCCTCATAGCCTTCTTCATCTCATCCGTTTCCTTGTCGACAATGCACGACTCCCCAGACATCAAGATTTTCTTTCCTGAGTTGAGCAGCTGTACATTTCGCTTCGCTGTTATTTCATACCTAACCATTTCAAACACCTCACTAATTCATCGTCATATCTTCAACTACTATTGTCTCTATTGCTTCCTTCTCTGTCAGTTCGAACAACTCTGTATACCAAACATCCATAGTGATTTGGCGTCGCCTAACCTCCTCCCCAACCACCTGAAAGTCCAAATCAGCAATATTAGATATACCTACCAGAGCAAACAAACAACCTGTAATATCTTCAGCATTATACTTGAAGAACTTCCACACATCCATAGCCAGCTGATCAGCTATTAATATCCCATTTAATTGAGCTTTAGGCAATGGTGTGCTTGACTCTGTATCCTTCGTCCAAATATTAACTACTAATGTATCAGAGAACATCCCACCGACGTATCTCCTAACCCATGCGTGGTGATAAGTGACACTAACATCTGTATTAGTATCTGGATATGTGGGCCCTAGAAACTTAATACTCGTATGATATGGATGAGTTCCACCTGCCAACTCATACCATATTGGGTTAAGTGTAGTTACCACTCCACCTACCAACCCAACTACCTCATCTATTTCCATTGCATAATCCATTTCTAAAACATAGGTTGAAGTTCCAGTCAAGTAGTGAACGATGCTTGTAGAATGATCTACGTGCTTAAAATTATTATCCAAAGTTCCAGGCTTCTCCACCTGATGATTAGTATATTCTAGCGTAATCGCCGGAAATTGTTCATAGGTATACTGATTAACATACCTCTTAACTACAGTCAGCGTCTTACCGCTAACCACGACTGAGGTTGGCAACCCCTGATATATTATCCTTTTCTGTGCTGCACTTAACATTAATCCACCTTCGACACACCATATAACATAACATTGAAGCTAGAATATTCCTCAATGCTATGTATCTTCCAAATTATTCCAGCAGCATCTCTCACTTTATCCCCTATCTTAAACGTTGGCAAATCATCTCCATCCTCATCTGTTTGCCCCAGCCTATAATACAATACCGAATCTCCAGTATACTTCATTCCATTTGTGCCCAAAGTCAAATTCTGGTTAAATTGAGCCACGCCAAGGGGCGTTTGGAATGAAGCTTTGAAATCTACTTCAGTCGCGGGATCCTTAACCACATACCCATCAGCATCTACAGTATCAGGGTCGTCTATTATCAAAGTGAAATCCTTTTCGAAAGGAATGAATGCGCTGCCCATATCTCCAAACATTTAATCATCCTCTAATATTCTCTCCAGCCATACTCATGAAATGCTGGATTAGTCATATTAAACCCGCGGCTTGGATTATAAGAATGTCCCACATCCTGTAGATAGTTCATCTTCGAAGTATTCACCCACTTCTGATAATCCATCATACTCCACTCGCCGGTCTTAAGCTTAACATCAGCTGCTTTAGACCTTATAGATTGCAGCACATAAGCTGGCTCGCGTCTATAACCTCTATCTCTATTCATTATTGCGCATTCTTTCTCCCACTCTTTAATTATAGAAGGCAATACCTTATCTAACTCCTTCATAATGGCCCCTATAATAGGCCTTCTAGGAATATGAATCCACTTCTTCTCCATAGCTATATGCCATCCAATACTATGCAGAAAATTCCTCATCTTCGGAGTAACACCTATATCCATACCATTCTCATGTATGCATACTAAGTCGGGCCTATTAAACACAACGTCAAATGCGGGTTCACTCCCCTCTACACCGACAATCGTTGGAGGAGTAGACAACCCACCCGATTGTACCAACACATGACTCATACTCTCTACATTCTTACCGAAGTTATAATCAGCAACCTCATTCGGATCAGCATACGCCCAAACAGCTCTCGCCCAAGGTTTCGGGAAAGGATTCTGATACATACTATCACTATGTTCCCCTCTGCCCTTAGGTCGCAAGTTTCTATCGGGCAGATTAGTAAGGGCATACTCTAAAGTACCAACATTCGACAACTCAATCCTTTGAGATTTAATAGATATCGTTACCCTACACAACCTATCCCACTGTGTATCTCCTAACCTTCCATCCTTAAACAAATCTATATGCATTCGGCGAATTCTATCAGCTATCTTATACAACAACCCCTTCACATTATCGAAGGTATTCTCATCAACCAAAGGTTTCTTATCAGCCGGCTTATCAGCATGATCTGTTGAAACGAAACCATTAATCAAATCGTAGAAAAATCCGGTCCTGGTCAAACTATCTACAGTTTCAACATTGCCTGTAGTGTATACTTGCGTTGACCATGATGCGGTACCTAGCATTGCGCCAGCCATTTGGCATCCCTCGAGGGTATTCCTCTCGGAATAACTACTCTAGATTATCATCTTCTCCACTTTCTATCGGATCTTCTGGCCTATCATCAAACATAGGCGTTGAAGTACTTATAAAGACGCCACTTCCAATTATTTCGGCCCATGCGTCATCAGCGTCAGCTTTTAACTCATTCAACTTCAATTCCCACTCATTCTTAACCTGCAAGTCACCCTGCTTTAACATTGAATACGTCTTACTTATTGCAAAAGATCGCAAGGCGGCCGTTGCCCTAATAAAACGACGAGCTCCTCTAGAAGTAACCTCATATCCCTGATCTTCCATCCAACCTTGTACATCTTCTATCTTCTGTAGGATGGTATCGTCAGTTACCTCTCCAGTACTAATGTTGTTGAGAGCAACTCTCACTTCGTTTATTGTTACATCGGTCGCCATGCAAGCACCAAAATAAAAAATAAGAGGACTAGTGAGTCCCCTTACGTCAGCAGTCCAGTCAATTCCCTGCCCGCAGCTGAAACTCCCAGCAGCGGCTGCTGGAACTTCGCGACGGCATAGCCCTTGTTGAACTTGGCTCCACCATCGTACTGGCTCACTATGGTCGGCCCATCCGCGAGCGTAACGAAAGACGCCTTCCTATCTCCGATGATTGCCGTTGCGGCAACCAACGCTGCATCTCTCATTATCTCGAGATCGCCAATCATAGTTATGGCACCCGGCAGCACAGTCCTTCCTTCAGGATACGCGCCCCTCACATATGTGTTCGCAAGGAAGCTCGCATATACCGAGGACTGCATGCATATGACATCAGGCGAGTAACCAAGCTCTTCGAGCGTAGCCACCACCGGCATGATATCATCCATCGGGTTCGTGGCCGAAGCCTTCCAATTGCCGCCAGACACATCGATCAGTCCAACGAGTACCTCTCCTATCTGCTTGTTCTCCATCCTAGCGAGATCCCTGGCACCATCAGATACCTGAACCTGCATCAGATTAAACTTCGACTTGAGCGAAGCCTCATCCGACATGACTATGTGGATGACATTCTTCCAGCACTCGAAGTCCAGATCAGTGAAAGCAGCTGCATTGATTGCCCCTTCCACATTCTCAGGCACCTTCTCCTGACCAGCCATTACAGTCCCAATCGGGATGTGTGCTATGATCTCATTACCAAGGTCAAAGACCCGGCAGAGCTTCCTCAGGTTGTACTGTGGCCTGGCCAATCCCAAGATCTCCTCTACGAAGACCTGGGCCTTCATCGCATCCGTAACATTATCCTTAATAATTATACCAGCCATGTGTATCACCTCACTGCAGAAGCAGTACCTCAGTCTCTGTCGCGGCCTTCACCGCATCCACCATAACGGTTCCTACAATGCTCATCAGGGTATCCTTATCCTGAGTAAGCAGAGCAGCAGCCGTTGCATTCCACTTGACGGACTGTCCCTGGAGCTGTATCTCGTTAGCCTTGGCGATTATGACACATCCCCTCAGCATAACGCGCAGCTCAACCTGTCCGGCACCTGTAGCTGCGTTCATTGCAACCCCATGGGGCCCAACGCCAGCATCACCACAGACATTCCATCCATCAGTATCGAAGATGACAACTTGTCCCTTCGTTACAGTCACACCGGTCTTCGTAAGACCCTTCACGATCAAATACGGAAATCCATCTCTTGTTATTTCACCTACTGCCATTCAAATCACCTCTACTTGAGAGCATCCTCATGCCCAAAGTATTCCTTTCGGATAGTGCGCCTCTTCGCTTCCATCTCAGAGAGGTTTCTCTCCGCTTCTGTCGGCTGAACTCCAGCAGTCTTCGGCTTGGGGTCGCCAACCGGAGGCTGAACAGACAGCTTCTCAATATCTTCCTTGAGAACTGTAAGCTCGGTCTTCGAAAGCTTAGTAAGTCGCTCTATATCCTTGGTCTTATCCTCCACTTTGGAGAGTCCCTTCGCAATGCGACCATCAACAATGGAATTGAGGAGCTTATCCACTTCCATCTTGTCGATAGCTGCAAGCTGCTTGGACAACTCGTCCACTTTCTGCATAAGGGACGCCTTCTCCTTCTCCAAAGTCGCCTTCTCCGCCTTTAGAGAATCTATCTCCTGGGCAAGAGTCGCCAACTTCGGGTCGGGCTGCGACCCTGCAGTTGCCGGAGGATACGCTGCATTATCAACCTTCTTTTCATCTGTTTCCGGCATTGAATTACACCTATATATATATATCTCGTACAAAGAATATATACAGGCAGGGAGGGGTATTGACTCTCAATTTTCCATGAGCAGCTGAATAATCTCCTCAGTGGATATTCTTAGCTTACTATTCTTTGGGTATGGCCTACTTTGTAATATAGCCAACACCCCTTTCTTAGTCAAATGTTCCCCATTCTTAAACCTAACCATCACTTCTAAAAACCATTTCTTATCGATGAACCTAGTCATCGTAGAACAATTCTCTATACCATTTATTCTTACAAACTCTGGCCTAATGGCACAAGTTACACTAATCTCCAATAAGTCCTCTTGTAATCTTCTCAATTGATAAAACCCTCCCCTCACCTCACAGTAAGGGCAGAGTCTTATCTTCCTCCCTCTTTTGGAGACCTGCACTCCACATATAACCCTATCTAACAACACCATACTACTATGCGATATTGTCAATTCTACATACCTCACAGGCAGGATTCGCTACTATATTCACTCTATCATATTTCAATATCTTCTTAATTATACTCCGGACAGAGTCCACCAGTACCTCTATCTCAACCGAGAACCCCACATACGTCCCTTCCTCGATCTCTTTCTGCTTATCAACATTTGTAATAACCGTATCTATCATTATGGTATCATTCACAAAGTTAACACTAGCTACACTCCCATCCATATCCTCAAGATAATGGGGCCCCACACATACAGATATACCCATCATCCTTTCGGGCCTGTCCCTAACAACCTCTGGTGAGAACCATTCTCCATTCCACACTCCATAGGAGAAAGCGGCCCCTCCCACATGGAAAAGACCATCTGGCCCCTTACCAAACTTACTAACGCTCATCATCATCCTACTCTTAACAATCTGCTCCCCCTTCTCCAAAGATAACTTGGACACTTCTACCTTACTCCACTTCCAATAATTAACCTCAGGAGAACTTCTCACCGCTTCATAAGTCCCCTGCAGTACTCCACCCAGGAAGTTATACCTCTTACACAAGGGCGTATCATCCAACACTATTACTTTTCCTGAATCCTTACGCTCAGTCCAAGACATCATATCCTTGGTCTTATTACCAGGCGACCCCGGAGGTAAGAACTCAGGCCCTTCCTTACCCCTTTGAGAGAAGTCCTTGGCATAAGGCTTCCTAATAGCTCCCTCTGACTTACCCACAGGATCCTCAGTCAGCACCATCATATTATCCTCTATAAACAAATCCCAATGCTTGGTGCTCTCCTTCCACCAGTGGTAACTCAGTACAAACTCTCTAACCTCACATCCAACCTTCTCCAAGTGGCTAATCTCTAAGAAGCTAAGCTGTTTAGCATCCTCCTTAGATGTCACTGCGAAGTAATGCTTGCCAAACCTTTCAACCAAATAAGACCTCTTATCATACTTTGACACCACCGTAAAGATGGTATCTAGAGCATAAACATACTTATCCCTGATCTCCATCCTTTTATCCTTATTCTCGAACTCCCAATATCTATACTCCTTAGGAATAGTATCCTTAACTCTCTGAGGTAAGGCGCTAATCCCCATCTGTGGTATATATTCACTCTTCTTCAGAACAAGGGGTCTGTCCTCAGTGCTCTTAGTAACCCATTTTCCATCCAGCTTTTTCATCTCGAACATCTGAGGATATCCTTCTAACCAAAACTCCTTATAATCTTCCAATTGAGCGCCCCACTCTACTATTCCTTGTTCTGAAAGCTGCGCAACACCCTCAATATCCTCGCTACCATTTTCTCCGTCCACGGTCAACACCCCATTATTAACCCTATACTGATACACTCTTTCCACAGTATCATTCATCTTAAAATACATACCAGGTATCTTCCTAGCACTCTCCAAAATACTCTTGAGCCTATCTACCTCATCCTTACATACTCTACCAACACTCAACCCCACCATCCTTACCTTCTCACCATACTGATATACCCTGCGGGCTGTTAACTCTACACCATCTCCCACAGCCAACTTCAACCCACTATTAACCTTCCCTATAAATACAAACACACCATCAAATACATCCTCTTTAGGAGTATCTATTCTTGCATCTCCACCCAACCCCACATAATACTCATTATTTCCTAACTCTTTAACCACCATTCCAACAAATTCCAACGTATTACTATAGACAAAGTACCCCTTCCCCTCAATCTCTCTTATCAATACGGGCCTAGTCTCCTTCATCAAATATCTCTCTAGGGTTAGCTCATCATCTATATAAGTCGTCCATCCGGCCATACAGCAAGGATAACCTTCAAATTGACGCTCGACTCGACTAATCCTCTCATTAAACACCATACTGCTAAGGTTCTCATCCCACCAATGGACATCTGTCAATTGCACCTGATACTTGAGATCCTCTCCCTTAACTAGAGTACTTGCCCCTCTTAAGAATCCTTCTACCCTCATCTCAGGATCCTTAGAAACAATAATACCCTCCAGCATTATCTCCTTGACATCTTTTGCTTTGAGCATGCCGGTAAAACAAGGAAGCCTTCTAGACACATCCATCCCATTGTCCATTATCACAAACACTTCGCCATCTACCTTATGCACCTGCACTCTCACTCCTTTAGAAAGCCGTTGTACCGAAACAGGGAATTTCAACAACTGTCCAGCTAGAGAGCTCAGCCCGTATAGGACAGTTGAAACTTCCTTAGGCTTAAAGTACTTCCCTGGTCTCGTGATGCCTTTATCCGACACCATAAACATCGGGTTAGGACTCTCTGATATATAGTTGGAGCTATACACAGGTATATAACTCCCATCAGGCTGAGCAGTATGCAAAACCACTCTACTCGCATACTTCCCCATCAACTCATTTATATTACCTTCAGGCCCCTTAACCACAATATCTATATTTCCTTTAGTCCTTCCCTTAGTTACAATCTCTCCAGTTAGAGATAAGGACCCACTCACATTAAATGGTAGCAGAAGCTCTAGAGCCTTCGTCAGAGTAATCTCTTCATTGGAGCTCTCTTCCATCTTCTTAGTATCCTCTACCCTTCCTAACGTTAACCTATCCAATTCATCCTTGATTCCATGATCCAGCCCCAACTCTTTCAACCTCTCAACAAGGAGTTTATGTGTATTGTAGAAATCCTCCTTCGTCCAAACATACCCATCGGTAACAAACTCTCCACTTTTCCACTGGGCGAAAGCCTCATGCAATTTATGATGTATCATTAACACCTCACTCTCACCCAGCTTACCGACAGTCTCCACTAATCCCATATTTAACTTCATTGAGACTCCTCCTCATCATCTGTATCATCTGTAGAACCCCCAGGTTCATCATCCACAGGCCCAGCCGGAGTTTTATCCGTACTCGGTAATCCGCCTTCCGGAGTTCCTGGCATTGCTCCGCCACCAGTCTTCGGAGGCATTATCTGTGCATCCAACATATACTGTTCAATATCCAAGATCCTGAACATCTCGCGCTTGGTCATGGTACCATTTGCCACCGCATATGTACAAGCTCTTAACAGCTGATAGTCTATTGGCGCAGCCTCAACCCACTGGTGCTTCACCCTGTAAACAAATGGGTCCTGCCCCATCGACCTAACAATGTTATCATACCACTGCTTCTCCAAATTCCTTCTCATAAACAACTGTTCCCAACCAACTGGGCCTTGATACAACGCTAGTAAAGCCGCATCCAAAGTGGCCCTTGTCGTAGTCTTCTCCCTACCTAGCAAAGTCTTAGGTATCCCCCAATTGCCTATGATCTCTTCATCACACTTCTCAATCGAACGGATAATCGCCATCAAATCTGGCTTAAGATCAATGACCTTCGCCTCAATCTTCTTATTATATATAACCGACTGCCCGGGCTTCAACTGATCCCTAAAAGAATTCATTGCTGTCGCTTTTTCTGCCTGTCCTCTAATATCTGACGTGTCCATGCAGAACAGTCCTATCGGCGCCCAATGCCTCTTGGAAGACTCTTTGAGATCCCTCTCATACAACAACTTCGACTTGATGGGGCTCATGACCGTTGCTATCGAAGAAATACCCGTCTTATCTACTTCCATTGAGTCTAGAGCGAAGTACAACACCTCATTAGGTTTTAATATTCTCTCCCCACCAACTGTTCTATATATATAATAATTAATCTCCAGAGTCTTCTCATTAACCACTGGAGTAATATTACTGGAGATTAACGGAACCAAACTAGCTATATTCCCTTCACTATCTTTGGCTATCTCCCAGCCACAAGCACCATAAATATGTCGCTTAATAACAGTGGTATACAGCGCATTATCCATATTAACCAATCTATTAATCAGATCCACCTTTTCTTTGATCTTCTTACATATATCTGCACTAGGCCCCGTTACCGAGGTTCTAAAACCCTTCCTCACAGTATAATACCCAACAGAGTTAATGCTCCTCCTAACAATAGACACCTTCTTATAACCATCATATAACGTATTAACCGTAATATCATCATTTTCAATCGTGAGCATGCTCTCCACATTCCAGATAGTAGACAATGCCCTACCATTATCTGGATACTTTCCCGTCAATCTCTGCCCTAGCGTTCTCCTTACAGCTTCCATTTTAACACCTCTTAAAACGTTACGTATACTGGCACTTCTCTAACACCCTCAAGTGTATTCTCCGGCTTTAAATGCCAAACCAAATTAACAACTGCATCAGCTACATCCTTAGATCCAGTTTTAGGATGATCTATCTTCTGCCCTCTGATCAATTCCACGGACTTTAACTCTTCTAACAACTTCTCGTAGTTCACAAACTCTAACTTACCACTGTAAGCAGATTCCTTAAAGGATGTATACTCCTTAACAGTAACATGATTCTGTATTATCTCTACTCCCTTTTCTCTGATAGATTGCAACGTCTCTGGATAGTTCCATATATCAGTTACAAAGATATCCAACTCACATCTCGTTGTCAAGTCAAATATAAAATCGGCAACCTCTTTAGCATCAATCTCTTTAATCTCATCAACATTTTTGAAAGGCTTGAACTCATGTATTATATCCACTATCGGTATATCTTTGTTCGGATCCAAATGACCAACAGCAAGACCAAAACTATCATTCTTAACTGCGGGGTCACCAGCGGCAAAGTACTTTACCCCCGGCAACCCCCTCCAATCCGGATTAATTCTCCACCGACCATCCGTTCCCTCATACGTTGGATTTTTAGCTCTTGAAATACAATTATCCAGCTTATACCCTTCCTTAAAGAACGTCTCAATAGCCGCGCTAGGTATAGCTCCCCAGTCCCTCCAAGCTGTTTCTGGATCCTTATCAAACTCATCTTCTAACATCTCAAACGTAATATTGGGATTCATCTCCCAAGTCGGCCAGCGCTTACAATACCATCCAGGCTTGCCCTTGAACTGATTATATAACTCCATCGCATAGTCCTTTACATACATTGGCGAGGTGATAATAACCTTCCTACCATCCTTTCCAAATGTCTTAACACTCCTGGACAGAGTATCATAGACCATCGCCGCCGAAGAATTGCCACCAGTATCCTTAAACCTAGACAACTCATCGAAACTAACGCAGATGATAGTCTTCCCTGCTAGAGAGGCGCTATTACTATGCTCACTTCGAAGTATAACTTTGCCATCCCTCGTCGGGAAGATATACTCATTATAATGTTCTATGTACTTCTGCTCCTGGAACCAAGGGCTATTAGCTATTCTCGCTTTAACATGGGCGAAAACAGTATCCTTCGCCTGTCTATCAGACGTAGCTACATTAATAATAAAGATTTCGGTCCCTGCAGGCAACCCATAGTACTTGCATGGAGTCCCTCTAGATATCATCTTAAAAGCCTCATAGCAGGTTATTATAGAGGCCGTAGTAGTTTTGCCACTCCTCATCCCACATATTAACACGGTGTTCTGAATTCCTGGTTTGTAAAACTCAGTCAATACTTCTATTTGCTTTGGCCAAAGCCATCCAATTCCCAGGTGCTTCTTGACGAAATATAAAACGTCATCGTACGCCTTCATATCATCAATCATCCGCCCTGAGAGAGGATTATCCATCATTACACCGTACCAGTATTCGCACTATCCTGTGAGCCAGCCCCAGTCTTATTTATAGTATTTGTCCCCGCGCCATGGGAAGTATTCCCTACTATATGGTTCTTCGAACCAGATTCATCGACAGCATACTTATGTACAGTTGCTCCAGAGGCTGTTACATGGTTACCAGTCGCTGAACAATATGTACAAGTATTCATATTTATACCACTATATGTATTGCTAGCATCTTGGCTGCAATCCACTATAGAATTACCACTAATCAATACCTCATTCGACGTTGCCAAGTTTATACCATGCGCCCCTACCTTCTCGATATGATTACCTGTGATAACACCATTCCCTGTAGATGCATTAATCCCCAGATTATCCGCATTGTATATCTCATTACCAGAGACCACAAACCTTTCCACTACAGATATGCCATTATAACAAGTATTAATCACATTTCCCTTTACAACAGTATCAAACCACTTGGCCCATATAGCAGACAACACCCCAGTGTGATTATTTATACCATTCCCAGATATCACACAATTAGATGGAGAATTAGTCGTCCATATTACAGCAATAGCTACGCTGGTAGAAGCAGACATATCTATCTGATTACCATTCACAAACGCATATCCACACGAAGTATTCCTACAATCTATAACCACTCCGGAATACCCCTGACCGTTCATCTCATTATCAGTAATATGCACATTCACTATATCATTAGTGGAATAGTACAAGTACACACAGTGCTGATTCGCGTTATAGAAGTAATTATCCTCTATCCACACATTCTTCGAGTCATAGTCACCGTTACCAATAGCATTCAGATATGCATCATAGAAGTAACAGTTGCTAATAACTAAATCATTAGCACTAACTATCTTTAGATCCTCAGTTCCACCAGTCTGATTAGCTTTGTTTCCATCGAAGGATATACCTCTAATTACTATATGATTCCGTTGAGTAGCCACTTCTCCTATATCCAATACACTATCATCAAGGCCATTCGCTTTCTTTACAATGGCTCCTTTCTCTCCGACCAACGCGATATTATGTCCTTGAATAGTCCAACTAGCAGCTACGGTATAAGTACCTGCCATAAGGAAGACAGTTCCTCCACCATCAGCCTCGCACTGATCTATTGCAGCTTGTACCGTAGTAAAATCACCATAAAGACCAGCCGGATCCACATGGTAAACCCTACCCCTAATTCCTTGTTCCATCCGGTTCATATCTTCATCGGTTATTATTTCGGCTGCCCATGTCTTAAACGAATAATTCGCTACCATTTACACCACCTCGAAATCGAAATCCCATATTATATGAAGCGCATCTGGCGCTCCTTTAACTATTGGCCCTATTACTACCCTCGCGGCGCACTTCCTCGCCCCCTTCACAGCGTTTTTATCTGCTATTACAGACTCCTTGATCGTCCCGGTACCTACTCCTGCACCAAATTCAAAATAGCAACGGCATCTATGACCTACTCTTGCATTAGTACAAGATCCTCTAGCCATCTCCGCACCTTGTAGATCTGTTTGAGAGATATCAACTGCTGTATCGCTATCCCCAATAGATATGCATTTCAGATTGGTCGGAACGCCTATCCCACCCAATCTATCTATTATAATCTCATACCCATCTTCCAAGAGTAAATTGTGACGTTCCCCACTATCAATTACCTTACCATCTCGACGCAGTTCCCAAATTACATTAGCCTTAACACCAATCTTCATTTCCATGTTTGCGCCCCCGTTGTTACATTCAGCGACTCCGTTTTAGTTATTCCAGTAACATGAAAGTTACCACCTATACAATCTACAGTGATATCATTCTCTAACTGGTTAGAAAACCCATCAAACATAACTCCAGCTGCCTTCTTTTCATTTACTGTAGTGACAGCCAAATCCCACCTCTCATCGGATATTAATGTAGCATCATGATTAATCACACACGCATTGAAATGACCATAAGCTGCATCTCTAAGATAACCATCATTTATCTGGAGCTCTGCTTCCACAATCCCCAATATTGATGCGAGAGCTTGCCTCAACGCGGGAATAGTTCCTCCACCATAGAGTGTTGGTACTATATTCTTAATTCGTAATCTAAATGAGGTGTCCGTCTCATCAGTCATCCTATAGCAACCTACCAAACTGCCTATATTTTCTAACCCAACCCCTTCAGCATCATCCACCCAATGCTGCTCCTCTATAACCCCTATCATACTTTGAATTAGGCACAATTGCTCCGCCTCAATCCCCACCACCTTATAAATATTACCATCGCTATCTAGATAATACAACCAAGGAAACCTATCAAGTATCCTCTCTCTAATAGAGCAGGGTGAAAATAGAGAATTAACCCTTAGTATTGGGAGTTGGTGACCTATTCCTATCACACTATGAAACTTCGAGAGATGTACTCCATCTCCACTGATCAGCTTATACGGTATCAAGTCACCAACTCCTGTTTGATCTACTTCGGCTTCTCCCCTTCTTTCTTATCTACTTCCTCTGGCGTCTTTGTATCCAAAGGCTTAACATCTTCATCATCTTTCTCTTCTACTTTCTCTTCCTTCGGCGGGATCGCCTTCTCTATATACAGATATAGCACCCCACATACTATGCCCACGATCAGCATACCCAAGCCCTCTGCCCAAGCCACCATATCTGCCGACCCGATATTATCTTTCAACACGCTCACACCCAAAGGTATCATCACAACTGCTATCATCAGCAGAAGTGCTTCTACCTTCTTAATTCCTTCATCATCCCTAAACTGTACTTTCATATCTTTCACCTCACAAACAACGCTATCAACGCACTTATCGCAGTTATAATCAATCCCCATATAGCTATCTTGGTATTCACACTATCCTTACTGTCATCTTTCTGCTTTTCGTAATTCTCTATCCAATTTTGCACTTTAGATGTTGCCATTTCCGCAGCATTCAATCTCTTGAATATCTCACTAGAGTCAGTTGAGAACTTCTCCACATTCTCTCTTATTACGGACAGGCACCCTTTGATCTCCCCAATTTCCCTGTCAATACTTTCCTTTGCCACTTTTCAACCTCCTCAGTGTCAACATCAGCTATCCCACCATTATGATTAGCATACTCTATCTTCTTAATATTCCTTTCAATTATATCCAAGCAATCTGTGATTAAGCACATCGTCCTCCCTCACAGGATATTCTCCCAAACTCTAAATGAGCCAATCTCCGTCTTCCAAGATCCTCCAGTAATGGCTATCTTCGCTTGAATCTTCCACATGCCCTCTATATCAAGATCACCTGCGGCAGAAGTTGTCCAATAGATCTTCCCATCCGTACCATCAGTCTCGAAGGAAGCGGTCTTAGTCAGCGTAGTACCATCCGGCTTCTCAAAGTATATCTCCTTAACCGTCGCGGATGATATATCAACAACAACACCGTCATTCTTAACGGTGATAAGGAACTTAGTTCCAACATCCCCGATATGTATCTCTTCTGTCATAGTTCAAATTCCTCCGTATCTTCCTCTTCAATATTAAGCGCAAATTCTACTTTGTGCGGAATTAAGGTTACTGTACCTTGCAATACGTAGAATGGTATATCAGTTCCAGCAGGCGTTGTATCGTACCAAACACCGTTATATTTATAGAGAGAACTTCCTAACAAATATCCATTTCCACCATATGCTATCCTTCCAGCCCCCACAGGATCATCAGTCCCCATTATGACTATATACATATTACCAGGAACTAATGCTGGACATCCTGTTAAATTGAATATTGCCCAGTTACCATTATCCGAAAGTCCAGCCTTTCCGAAGGTTTCCTTGAATATAGGCGGTTCAACGGGCGCGCCGCCACTTGTTTCATATATCTCTATAAACTCAGATACAGGATCAATATACCCAACTCTCTTTTTCACATACATTTTAACCCTAGCAACTGGGTCAGCAGTCACCGCTATAAATCTCTGCCCCCATTTTAAATTAGATGCAAACCAACTCCAAGAACAACCAGTTATCGTTAGATATGATATAACAGTTCCTGAAGTTTGTAGTTCACCCATTGCTACATCCAACTCTATAGAAGCATCCTTACAGATAACTCCATTATTTCTTATCATCTTCGAATTAGCATCAGCTTGCCATATATGTATCTTCTTTAAACATTCACTATACCCCGACCATGTAAGACCTTGATTAGTTGATCTAGTTTCTGTACCATGATGATAATAACATGGCTGTACATTATGATGCCAATAATTATAGTTACTCTGACTAGGAGCAACGGATGTAACTACAAAGCCATATCTTACATCAGGCATTAGCCAACCCTTTGTAGTGAATTCGAAAGTTCTCCATTTATCAGACCATCCACCACTACCATATGGTATATCATCCTTTGTGAGTTCCCTTCTAGCTATAACAACATTCAAATCGGGAGTATCGTCTGGTTTCAACGGGCATATCATAACTACGAGAGGCGTGACTGGAGGTCTACTATCACTTGTAACAGCCACATTTGTTTCAAACCACTGTGCTTCAAATATATGTTCTACTTCAAATCGTTGACACCACCAGCTGTTTAACCATATAGCAGAGCCCCCACCCATACCTGTAGTTCTATACCAATACTCTCCTCTTACACCTTCTGCTATCTCTCCTAACTCCAAGTCAATCTCCCTTAGAGAGTCGACATCTAACCCAATCTCATGGATATCTGGCGCAACACTCTCGTCTATTAACTCCAGCTCAAATTCCTTTGTAACTCCTATCTCAGAGACCAGCCACTCCTCGAAAAGAGCATCCCAAGTATACAAAAACTTCCAACTCCCACCAGTATACTCACAAGCTCTCCCTCCAAGATATGGACCGGTGGCATTCATCTTCCAACTACGGTTGCCACTAACTTGTACCTCACTTACAAACGCATACATTGTTCCAGCTTGTAATACAGCAACCTCACCATTGAAATTGACATAATGATCAGGAGCTTCCCAACCCCTAGTATAATTAGTATACACCCAGGAAGATATACGAGTGTTTGGTAGCCCACCCACCGTATTATATATAGCCCATCTTATATAATTAGGCGCGCTGTAATTCCACGCACCACCCATATTCATTCTCCATAACCCACCTGTAATCGATGGAGTAAAGGTTTGTGCGAGCATAAGCCCAGTACTCGAAATCGAAGGTGGAGGATGAATCATTTGTTGCTGATCTATGCCTCCAACAGCTACCATATGAACATTGTCCAAATCCAAATTAACCAGCTGAGTCTTCTCCCTATCAAGTATAAATCTCTCAACACCCTGCAATATATTAGACTCGACAATAAATCCGAAAGGTAAGTCATATTGAGTAATCTTCCTCCAAACAGGTGGTGACCTATTCGAATACACAAACTCTCCGCCAGGATAGCTCGCAGGATACAAATGGTTTAAGCTTATCTTCCACTTACTAGCGATCTCATCGGACCTATACATAAACCCATACTTTACCCCAACTGTCAACACCAAGGGGCTAGCGAAGTCATAAATCTCCCAAGTATCCACTGTTGATGGTGCATCAGCCGGGTCAATTAATATTTGAGCTAAGGTCGCGCCAGTTGGCCAGCCCAATCCATCTAGCTCCTTTATCTCTATAATAAAGGGCAATGTTGGCGGATTTGCAACATTCTTATATATAGGAACATTCACCCCAGTTATGATAACCGGATCAGTGAGAGTAAACTGCTGACACCAAAGGTATATACCCCCACAATCCATTCCATAACCTATACCCGGAGGATAGTATCCAACTCTAACATCCCTCTTCTCCAAATCAGCTTCCAACTCAAAATCTACTACATTCTCGAAGCTCGACTCCAGTTCAAATGGAGCTAGGTTCTCAGTCTCCAACTCAATATTCACTATCTCATGAGTTACATCTCCATCAGTATACCCATAACCCAATGTTACCAGGGCGCCTTCCCCAAAGCCATGTGTAACTATCGTCATACCACTCTATTCCTTTGAGCTATTGCCCCTGCAGATAACACCACAGGATTATCGAACTTATCCATAATAACCATATTATACAACACTGCATCCCCAGCATCATTCCAAATCTGATAGCGACTGTTTAACTCATCCCAGGTCATTTTATTAGTCAAGAACCTTTTCATAAAGGTTAAGTCATCAGCACTTACGCCTATCATTGTCGCCGAAGACGATTGCGATATCACTGTATTTGTATAAGCGGCCGGATATATCGGATCATAAGTTGCTACCAGATTCCCACCTCTAACATAACAATTCGTCCAGGTAGGTCCAGCTCTATCTGCAAATTTCAACTTCCAGCCATACCTAAACTCTAACGTTATCCCTACGTAAGATCCCGCGCCCAACCCTTGCTTACCACTGGGCAGGATAAAATCCTCAATATCCAAGTTATCTTGTTCATCCTGCCAATCTCTAACAGCATCCACAATCTGCTGTATAGTAACCTCCTCGGTAGGTAAATCTACCACAAGCCACTTATTAACTTCATCAAATGTGAAGGTTACCATACATCCACCCTACGTTACTATTGTATCAGTGGTCCTAATCGCAGACACAGATAAGCCGGTAGTAACCACCTGTCCAGTCGTCTCAAAGGGTATAATCCCTTTCTTCCTAACCCTTATCAACACATCTCTATCACTGGCATATACTACTATAACAGATACACTGGTGCTTATAGCCTCCTCATCTATAAACGGAACATAAGCTTTATCTGTTCCATCATAAGTCCTATCCAGAGTTCCAACCAGTGTAAATATCTTACCCGTCCAAGATGAATACTCATAGCGCTGTTCCGTCGCCGTAGACGTATCCACAGTTCTTAAGAAGCCAGTATCTGGTGTATCTGAATCTATATTAGCTTGCACTTCGAAAGTCCCACTGCCCAATGTATTATTAGTTGCATGTGAGGTGTAGGTCGCCTTATCTATAACTCCAACTAACGTTCTATACACGCCTACCCGATCTCCAGCAACAACACTGCTTATAGTTATAGTTGATACTGTGGGCGGGTCCCTGGTAGTTCCGCTAGAGTCTATAAGCTGATAACTCATCGCATCATCTACATCCATATCCTCTAGCCATATACCTTGAGCCCCGAAGAATATACCACCAGCAAAACTACCGAAAGGTGCTGCCTTAATTGGCGTATACCCAGTGTATGCTATCTGGTAACAATTACCAGTCAACACTGTTATTACCCCACCAACCACAGTGTACATATTATAAGCAGATCCGGACCTAGCCACAAACTTCAAATACTCATAGACTTGTGACACAGTCCTGCCATCACAATCCACAACTACATCATAGTCGTGTGTTACTGGATCCCTAGGGAATGCCTTAGGTGTAGTGTGGGCAGATACCAAATCCGCAGAAGCTACGGTAGTAGCACCAGAAACACTTCCCAATATGGTTTTAGTATTAATCAACGTAGAGGAACAATTGCCCAAAGTCATAGTCCCCGACGTCTCCTTAATGAACACCCCAGACTTAGTTCCGCCATCCCATGTGACAATCTCATTATCTGTAAATGTTCCGGTTATGGCTCCATGAGTAACCGTACCATTAACAAAAGCCACAACAATATTACTCCATCCAGATATTATCGTAGTTGAGTTACCATTCGCGAGAGCTGCTCCAGTCACCGGATCAGTTATCGCTTCATTATTAGCATAGGCCAAATAGTCAGCCGTAGTCGGGGATCCTCTCACTTTTAAGTTAAGCTTACCAGTCACTCCATCATCCTGTAACCCAACTATATTTCTCTTCGCACCAGAAGTCCCACCAGTCAACACCTGGCCAACAGTGAAATCCCCACCCTCTGCATCATATAGTAGGTAAGTATCTCCCAGGGTCCCATTTACAACGGCATTACCATCCACACTTCCAGTTATCCCCTCATTATTAGTGAATGTGCCTTGTACATCTACCAGAGTCAGCACACCTTCTGTTCCCCAGTCAGTTGCAGCTATCAACTCTGCCTTTGCTCCAGAGGTCCCACCAGTTACTATCTGGTGCATCGTAGAGAATGCTGCTACTTCAGCATCGTAGAACAGATAATACTCTCCAGTTCCATTATTTAGATCATTCGCCGTGGACAGAGGTACTGCATTTCTACCACCTGCGCTCAAATCAATTTCAAAATTATCAAAGAGTGTCGTCTCCTGTCTGGCGAACACATTAACTACGCCCAACGATATAAGAACACCTACTTCCTTAACCTTCACCAATATATCTATATGCCCCCTATCCCAATTGGTCAACGTCGACCATTCAGCTATCTTAGCACCGCTCTGGAAGATATATATCTGGGGGTATGGAGTCGAAGAGATGGTACCTAGGGTATACAAGTTAGAGTAGAGTTCTTCTCCCGTGCCTGAAGCTCCAGCAGTCGTACCTCCTCCAGTACCTCCCGTTATAGTTATAGCTTCCACCTGATCAAAATTATCATCAGTGGCATCGGACCTAACCCACCACTTTCTAGTCGTATTGTTGTACGCAAGCAACTTACCAGAATCAGTAGTTACGGCTCCCACCACAGGCAGGCCCCTATCGCCAGGAACACAAGAGACATATCCACCAGCGGCGAAAGTCAACACCCTAATGCCAGTCGGGCTATCAGGTGCCACTCCCTGCTTATAACCACTCGTTTCAATAGCCCCACCATACAGATACTTAACGGATTCATCATCTATATGCCAACCATTAATCATAGTGTATGCTGTGGGAGTCTGAGCAGACATCGGAACGGAGTCGTCTAGCTGCCCCTGCTCATCGAAGGTATCCATCAGATAAGAGTATAGAGCATTTACACTATATACAGTTGTTCCAGCATCATGATAAACCCTCTTATTGTTATAATCAATCAAAAACTCAGTGTCTATTCCCATTCATCTCACCCCTATGCAAACGGATCCACTATCTGTGATACATATACTATTGTGCCATCTTCATTATACGAACCAACTATCTCAAATGGAATATACTTAACCGACGCACTCGATTTTCTAACCCTAGTTAATATAGCCACACTACTACCATCGAAATCGTAAGGCGCTAAAACTGTTACATCTCCACCTGGCGCTGTTCCAGTTGCTATCAGCCTACTGTTAGTTGTATCATACACCCAGTAAACCGAACCCGCTATAATATTCTTCAATAATACATTCACATACCCGACTGGATAATCAGGTACACTATCATTCCTCTCTGTGAATATCATCAACCCGCCAATATTAGATGTTCCACGAGGCATGAAGCCGGATGTTGCATCATTGACAGTGGCATATGTAACTCCACCAATCTGAATTGCATTATTATCAGTAGGTGTACCTGCTACACCAGACAATACTAACGTTCCAGTACGACCTTCTTTTTCATAATCAACTATAGTTCCAGTTGCACCAGACACCGTCAAGGTGACAGCAGAACCAATAAACCCAGTGAATCCCCATATAAGAGCGGAACCATTAACCTCAGTGTCGTACTTCACACAACTCCTCTGAGTTAATCTAATTCTAAGATAGAACCCGCTAGTCGCAGACACTGACTCAGCAGACAAATTCTCCGGAGTCATTTCTTTATAAGCCGGCCATGTTGTTCCATCTGTACTTATCGAATATTCTTTCAGTATAGAGAACAGGGTATTAACGTTATTCCCACAATCTACACCAACGAATTGAGGCCTTAAATTAGTGAAAGACGACACCCCATATATCTTATACGGCCACTGGTACCAAATCTGGTCTCCAGCAGTCTTCATAAATAGCGCGCCATTATTGTCAAATGTTGGAGTTCCTGCGCTTACAGTATAAGGTGGTGTTGTTTGAGCTGAAGCATTAAACTGAAGGAATAACGCCCCCTTAGTTGTACTAAATCTCAACTCAGCAAATATCTGGTCATATAACGCCTTGTTACTTGCCGCAACTACCGTCTGGCCATAAGTAGTATTCGCCCATGGAGTTGCTGGAAAATTCCAATAAGGATTCAACCCATCATCTGCATATAGATAGCCAGTACCCGTGCCACCTGATAATGTAAGAGCTTCTCCTTGTGTAACTCCATTAACCATGGCCTTCCAATTAGTCTGCAACGTTCTTATATGCCATATGGGACAAGGCACTCCAGCAGTGATACTATTTTCAAACGCAACCAATACACCTCTATTTGTGGACGTAGATCCAATAACCGTTCTTGTTAAATCAGCAGCCACAGCTGCAGTATATCCAACGGCAGTTGTTCCTACAGTTCCTGAACCTGTACCCCCACCTATAGTACAAACATCATTTACTTGGAAAGCGGAAGTGCCAGATGCTAACTGCCACACCCTAGTAGTATTATTATAAGCTACTAATATACCCGTATTACCAGACAAACTACCGGTAACCGTTCTTCCTATATCACCGGCTACGCAGCTAACATATCCCCCCGCGTTCATAGTTAAAGTTCTGGTGGCCAATCTAAACTTCCGAACCATATGCATTACTGGTTGTGCAGCTGTAACATTCTTTATCAAGCAATTCTGCCAATAATTCAATATCGGAATCTTCCCCACATTACCTTTGATATTAGAAACAGTTATAGGCCCCGAGTTATTATTGCATACACAAAGATAGCCTGTTGCAACTAAATTGCGTATGCCTCCGATATTCCACTTAGAGAACGTATTGTTATTAGATTCATTCGATGCATTAATCAATCCGAAAGTAGCACCGGGCTGATTGTAATTGAGATCGTACGTGTAGTTCAAGAACTTGCTATTCGTCGTTGTTAGATGATATTGGAAGTAGCTGCATCCCAACCCACCATATCCCTCTTTGGTGATATTGCGAAATAAGAGAGAGTCACATAGATTGGTCTGGAAAAGAGGCGTATCCCAAACAAGCGTAGATGCTACAAGATTAGCACGAGATGGTGTGAAGCTAGGATCTGTCCCCATAAACACATCACTCCACATTACACTCGCGGGTACAGCACTTAAGGTGAATGAGATGCCAGTTCCACCATCTGCACTCCAACCAGTTATATTATTTATTTCCTGATATGCACACGCTTGAACTGTAGCTGCGGCTGTCGTAATTGGATTATTCTTAACATTAGATTTCTCAAGCTGTGCCAATGCTACGTAAATTCTCTGAGCGATTGTAGTTACTGTTGTTACAGTACCAGCTCCAGTCCCACCAGTTATTGATAAAACATCCGTAGCAATATATGTCTGTGCCGTTTGAACTGTCCAAATTCTCGTTGTGTTATCATAATTTATCAAAGTCCCAGTATGTCCAGATACGCTACCAACTACTGGTTTTCCGATATCGGTAAGTACACAAGAAACATATCCACCTGCCTGAGAAGTCAGTGTCCTGAATCCAGCACTATTGATATTAGCGCGAATACTGACATCCACAAGTGGTAGTGATGATGTTAATGCCGTTCCGCCAGTAGAACCAGTGCCACCAGTAACAACATAGCTATCTGTCGCTACCATAGCCGTAGCAGATAGAACAGTCCAAAGTCTATTGGTATTATCGAATGCTATTAATGTACCCGTATTTCCTGATGGGGCACCCGTGACCGTTCTACCAATATCAGTATTCACACAGTTTACGTACCCAGTTGCCGAGCAAGTCAACAATCGTTTACCTTTCGTCACTGGGTTTACAGTTGCTGAAAATCTCTGCCACTTCTGATTCAAAACACAATTAGTTGTGGTCGGATTCACAGAGTCAGTTAATCTAATATCAACATCTGCTCCAGAACAAAATCTCGAGAGCATATACGCAGAGAATGTAAGAGGCTGAGGACCAAGTGGAGTTGCATCAGTCACGGATATTGTTTGCATTATGGTATCATTTGCAGATACGAAGTCCAGAGAATCCGCGGTAGCCGTTGCATTAATCGCTTCTATCGGGCCTTTAACCAAATCTGCTGTAGCTGTAGTATTGGCAGTATTAGTAGCTACAACACCACTCGCTCCGGATACAGAGTTGGGTATTGTAACTGTCTCCGCGACTGTGAAGTTTGAAGCTGAGGCAATCCACCAGTACCTCGTAGTATTGTCATATGCGACGAGAATGCCTTGAACATTTGAAGTTCCACCCACAACTCCTTTTCCAATATCTGCGGCCGCGCAGTTAACATAGCCTCCAGCGTTCATGGTCAGCATCCTAGTGCCAACCCAAGCAGCTGTTAGGTTCGTACTCCTCAGACAAAGGTTCGTAGTACCGCTAGTTGCCGCAGGAAGACCAAGCCAGCTCGGATACACTGGATCGAAGCTAGGTACGGCCACTATTGTTTGCTGACTATCTGTATATTTCACACTCGCACCGGATAGTGAGTTAAAATCATACTTCCTGAGTGTGTAATAATAAGTGGTTCCATTAACTAGACCTGTTGCCGTAGCTGTAACTGCAAGAACTCCAGCACCCGTACCGCCGGAGATTGTAACATTTTCTCCTACCGTACCAAACGCTTGATTTGTTGATACTATCCAAACTCTTGCCGCATTATCATAAGATATTAAAATTCCAATATGCTTCGACGTCCCACCAATAACCACTTTACCTATATCACCTGCAACACAATTCGTGTAGCCAGCCCACGTCATTACGAGCCTTCTCTGTGTAGCCACTGTTGTGCCACATTCTGCAAATCCAGTTCCACCAACGACCGTAAGAATATCGCCTGCTGCGAATGTAACAGCCGTGTTAAGTCTCCAAATCCGATTGGTGTTATCGTAACCCACTAGAGTTCCGATATAAGTGTTAGATGTGCTACCCCAAACAGGTTTACCGATATCACCAGCAACGCAGTTGATATATTCGTCACAAGCGTTGGTATATGCGGTCACAGCTGTGATTAAAGAGCCGCCCGAAGAACCAGTTCCTGCTGTAACCACTACAGAATCGGTCGTTAAGAAAGTTCCTGTTAGCACTGCAACAGTCCAAATCTGAGTCCCAGTGGATCCCCCATTATCATACCCAATAAGAAGTCCAGTTGCACCTGATGGAGATGCCGTAACAACTCTGGTAGTATCCGCTGCTACACAAGCAACGTAGTTAACCAAAGGTAATGTGAGATGAATCAATGTTGTGATTGTGCCTACTCCAGTGCCACCACCGATTGTACAAGCATCAGTAGTTTGGAAGGTTTGAATTGTCGCAACTGTCCAAATTCTCTTAGTGTTATCATATGCAACTAATAGTCCAGTGTGTCCGGAAACACTACCTGTAACCGTCCTACCAATATCACCCGCAACACAGTTTACATAACCTGCTGCCTTCATTATAAGGTTCCTTTGATTCTGTACCGATGTGACTGTACCAACACCCGTTCCACCAGTTATAGTACAAGCATCTGCCGCAACGAATACTTGAGTTCCTTCAACGGTCCAATATCTGTTTGTATTATCGTAAGCAACAAGGATACCAATACTTCCAGAACCTACGGCTACTACTGGCTTACCGAGATCACCCGCGACGGCATTAATATAACCGCCAGCCTGATGAACTAAAATTGACTGCTTACAAGACAGATTTCTCAGAGCATTGGTATCCGTATAGGTTACTGTTGTAGCTGTTGCTTGTGTCCAGATTGATGCCCCAAGAACTCCAGCAGTTTCACTTCTAAATAATTCATAGCACTTCACACCATCTACTGGAAGCGACCCGTTGGCAGCAGCATTGACGTTAGCCCAGTTAGTGATGCATTGCCACATTGGAGTTGCTGATACACATAGATATCCACCATAGAAATATGGATGATTCTGCAGAAGCCCATCATGCCCCGAGTACTGCACCGAGGAATACACCACAGGATTGTCCACATAATCTGTCGGATCATAGAAATTGTAATAAGAGCGAACCTTGAAGTAATATGGCGTATTATTAACTAGATTAGCCCCAGTAGCTGGATTTTTTGCTATTCTCATAGGTGTAGCCCAAGAGGTCGTATCATGAAACATACTTCCCGAATGCACAACCCCATCAATAAGGTTATTAACGCAATTAGTAAAGTAAACTCCGCCATTATAGCACTTGATATTAGATATAAAGCATCCTGATAGATTTGTTATATGCAGGCAGTCGTGAGCATAGGTTAGGATAGTACCTCTCGCTACCTTATTCAACGCGTAGAATGTGAAATCACTTAGACTAGCGCCAGTAGTATTAGATATTGTTAAGATGCCACCTAAAGTGTTAGCTGTAGTAGAACACCCATAAGCCGCCATCCAAACTTTCTGTATTGAGGCGTTATTGAGGTAATTCCAAGTACCTACTGTCCAACGATATTCTGTTCCTGCATTCTCCATAAGTCCGCCACGACTTACCCAATGCTTAGACCCTGTATTGTAGAAGTAACGAACTATCGGATCCACAGTAATGCCCATTCTGTTAATAGTCAAGCTCTTATTTTCAGAAAACAACGGCATTATTTTAAAGCCGACATCCGTTAGCTGAGCCACAGCTGCTTGGCTAAAATCACAATACGATTCACTGAAGAGACAAGTTGTTAGATAGATTCTGGGTGCATTTGTACAAGTCAGATTCGCGCTTTGTGTTCTTGTCGCAAGCTGCTGTGTAGTAGAATAATAGTCTCCCCTCGTCTCGTCCGTGATGATGATATTTGGAATACGAACATTACATCCATTAGTAATCTTATTATCAAACTCCCCGAACTTTAACATAGAGGTGAACTGCGTAGATATTGGATTAGCTACGCCAGTTTCCTTCTCGATAGTAGTGGCAGCAGAGGGAACCCCTCTATCTCCTGTGATTCCATAAGGTTCTGCATTGGCCGTCTGTCGGAAGAACTTGCTGCGGTTAGCGCCAGCAGCTATACCCAATCCAAATTCAAGATTGCCACGCTGATATGGAGAACCTTGACCATATTCTCCAGTTAAATTAAGCCAAATCTCATATACCCCACTTCCGGGCGAGGTCTCGACCCATACACAGGGGATGAAGTCGAAGCCGGTGCCCTCAGCCACAGCACTTAGAGTTCCGGCTCCGGTGCCCGCTGTTATCGTTATAGCCTCACCGCTTACATGCGGTTGTGTTGTATGTGCTATCTGCCAGATACGATTAACATTATCGTAAGATATAAGTAGACCCGATGTTCCTGAAGTTCCACCTACAACCGCCTTACCAATATCAGTCGATATACAAGCAACATACCCACCCGCTTGGAAGGTTATCGCTCTCGTGGAGGCAAAGAAAGGTGAAGTGAAATCTTGAGCTGCGCCATTCCCCGTACCAAGGTTTATCCAGTCACCAGTAACAGTAACATTTCCCAAACCCGACAGGGGGTTGATTTGATTAGCGCCAGCAGCGCCAGCGTTCCTACCCATCAAGAACCTAATACCTTTATCTGCCGATGCAGATAACGTGCCTGTACCAGTTCCCGTCGTTATAGATATTACATCTCCAACGGTGAACTGTTGTGATGATCTAACAATCCAAACTCTTAAAACATTATCATAAGCAACCAATGTTCCTGAATGGGCGTGTGTATCTACCACGGTCTTAGAGATATCACCAGCAATACAATTAACATACCCACCAGCTTGCATGGTGAGCATTCTCATTCCAGGATTATTAATGAGAAGAGTTCCACCACCAGTTAAAGATGTATTAATAGTAGTCCAGAACTTTGCCTGATTAGTATTGACTGTAATTACATTACCATTCTGTATATTCAAAAGGTCGCCCTGAGCCCATGTCAACGCATCGACATTCGCATCTCCTGTAGTGTTAACCGTTGCCATCTTATATGACCACCATAGGATTATTTCTTAAAAATTCAGCTAGAGGCCACCATTCAACCCACGTTCTTAAATTGCCAGATATTATAACTTCCGCGTATTCCATTGATATCATTTTATTATCTTTGTCCACAACCATATGAACTATCTTCTTAACAGATTGCACAGTTCGCTTATTTCCATTTATATCACTTACGATCAAAGACAACTAATCACCGACGTTTATCCGTTGAGCAACCCAAAACTCATAATCGTGTCCTGCATTAGGAACAGTAGTGGGTCGTACAGTTGAGTTGACCAAATCCACAGTTCCATTAGCTTCGTAAGCATTATCAACAGAAGTTCTGATTAGCGCATCCATACTTCCTCTCTTGCAGGGTAGCCCTAATCCCAACCCTGTTTGTACATTCACTGTACCACCTATCATCGCTACATCTAGATTTCTTATTCTAGTAACTACTGCAAAAGGTATTACGCCTTCTACCGTGCCTAATGCTGCAGCTATAACATCTATAGCAGGATCCCCACCAACATCTATTCCAGTAACCTCTATATCTCCACCATCCCAACCCCCACCAAACACACATCTGATGGTTCTAGGTCTAGCAGGCTGTGTCGTAATAACATTCACATCAAAATTGGTGAGCTTCTGCGCAATAAGATTAACACCAGCTGCTGCTGGGTCAATCATCGTGATGACACTAACATTCTTAGGAGGCGAGCTGCCGGCATCCATATATTCACCCCTCTACAGCTAACATCACAACTACTTCGCCGGGAACCCCTGCCGTCTTAGCAACGCCACTTCTATTGGCGAGAGCTATATGCAACTCTCCAGACACATCCTTATCACTGTATGGCAAATGCACATCCCCAGAGTCATAGCGATAGAGACCAGCCCCAGCTATCCTCCTTCCATCCCCTGCGGAGAATATCTTAGAGCATAGGTATTGATCTGTATCTGGGCTGGCAGTATCAAATGTATCTTTACCGAACAGCATAACTTCCCAAGCCAGATTCTCCTTGCTTATCACAACAACCCTTCTCACTACAAAATTGGGTCCGCTAGCAGCCAATCCAGTTATATTCTCATTCTCTTTATCATCCGCTGGTATTGCCGAAGTGAAGTGCGTTCCCATAACCGACCTTATCCAAGTATAACCACTCATATCACCATCTCCTAGTTATCCATTACCACATTATAGTAGTACGGCACAACTCTATCTCCAACTAGACCCGCATCTACTTGCATTGTTATCTTGTAGCCCACACCAATATACCTAGCAGTGGGGCTCCATCCCCTCTCAACAGAATCATGATTTAACACTGTTACTGTTAACAATGTCCAATCTACTCCATTGAGCATGACATATTCTCTAATTGTTATATGTGGGCCAATACCATCCTTCTGTACTGCATTCATATTAAAGTACGTTGCTCTATGATGCCTAGTATTGCTATAAATCCCAGACCAAGGTGTAGTGAACTCATCAGTCACATCAATCTCAGTCACATCACTATCAGGATACTCAAAATCATCATTCTCTTCTATAAATCCCAATACCTTAACAACCTCTCCGCCAGAGACTAGCGCAGTTACTGAAAGTGACTTCCAATGAACTTTGTAAAGACCTATCAGATCTGGTGTGAAAGATGCTTTGTACAAGCCAGGAGTGTTAACCGCATCCACTTCAGATGGGGCTGGCGAAGCATGAACATTTTCCGATTCATCTAGCACCTTGCAAGATAAATTTGCAGAAGCCCCAGTTACCGGAGTTCCATTTGTATCAATAAGCCAAGCATACGAAGTATATGCCACATTCGCAAGTATCTCTATCATAAACCCACCTTTGTCAAATCTATTGTCTGCATCGCCTTTTCTGTCCTAGAGAGTTCTTCAATGACCTTCGCTCTACACTCAGGACACAACATTCCTATAACTACATTTCTCAAATCTATATACATATTCAATGTATATGTACTCTCGGTCTTCAACTCCCCTTCCAGATTAGAGAGAGTCTCGGCCAACTTCCTAATTTCCTCAGTCATCTTGATAATCTGACTGGTGTCACTCGGCTCGAACTTATCGTTGGCCATAAAAGCATCTAAACGCTCCTTGAGCTGAATAAAGGACGTCATCAGCACGTCCTTCTTATCATAGAGCTGGCGGAGCATCTTCGGCTTGTCGTTAACTGTCATCAGAGGCCCAGTAGTGAAGTGATTCATCATATGGTTGTAGACATCATCTACAGTGCACTCCAAGTCCTCTGCAACAATCTTCTTAGTTAACTCACCCTTTGCTATCTGCTCTTCTAACTTCTTCCTCTGAGGGTGTCTACACAAAACACAATTCATTCGCTGCTTGCCCACCGGCTTATCCTCACCCAGATTCGAAGGTACTATAATTGCCCTCGGAGTGATAGCCTCGCCATCCTCATCCATCGACTTCCCCTCCTTCATCCGGTCTGCATCGATTGGCAAGTTGGCACTCTCTACTATATATATCTCGCTCATACTATATAAACTGTTCGGACTGTCGGACCACAAGGGAGGGGTATTGACTTCTTGTTCTACTGAGCGGTGAGCCAGCCAGATTATTAAAGACTTATTATCCCCCCCCCCCCCCCAGAAAGCTATGAACCTCAAAGATTGGGGGGCGACCTTTCTTTCTATGAGCATCGCGGATTGGGAGCTGGCCGTTATTTTTATACGTGCCCTAATAGTAATTATAATATATATAAATGTTTAATTAAGTATTATTATTTAATTATATGTAGAGAGTATAATTAATATAATATTATAATAATAATAATATAGTAATGGGTAATAGATATAATAGAATAGTATATGTAGAGAGGTGTTGTGAGTAGTAATTATATAATAGGTTAGTTATATGATATAGTAGATAGTTGTTAATATTATTAGTTTAAGAGAAGAGGTGGTGGTGTTGTTTAGATGGGTTTAGTTGTTGAAGATAGGTTAATGTTATAATGGGTTAGTTGTTAGTATTAATTGTTTAGAGTAAGAGTTTATAATATATGTTAGTTGTTATAATATAGTAGTGTTGGTAATGTATATAGGTATAGTTGGGTATTTGTATGTTGTAGAGGTTGAAGAGAATGTTGAGAGTGGTTAGTAGTATGTAGTTATAATTTTTTGAAGTTTGGGATTGGAGATATGATTATAGTTTTTTAAGTATATGATTATAGATTTTTGGATAGGTAGTTATTGTTATTGGTGGTGGAGGTTATTGTTAAGGGGGAGAGAGAGGAGAGTGTTTGTGAAGTTGGTTATGTATAGTAGATGGGTTTGGATGTTTGTTTGGAATTTATTTTTAATATATAAAATTAATTTTTTAATTTAGATAAAAATAATATTATATATTAAAAATAAATTGGTTAAAATAATTAATTATTTATTGGTTAAATTTTTTTAATATTTAAATATTTTTATAATTTATTATAAAATTGGTGATTTATAAAAATAATTAAATATTAATATTTGTTAGTTGTAGATTGGTTATTGGTGAGTAATAAAAATTTTTGTGAAAATAATTAATTATTTTAAAGGTTAGATGGTTTAATTTGGTAAATGTGTTAGAATTGTTTAGAGTTTAAAATTGGTTAAATATAGAAAATTATATTGGTGAGAATTGTAGATGGAGTTGGATAAATTTTTATTTTAATTTTATGAAAATAAAAATTTAGGTGATTGATATGTGTATGAATATGAAGGATGGAGAGATGTGTATGAAGGTTGAATGTAATAATGAGATTGTGGATAAGGTAAGAGATTTGATAGTTGGGTTTGAGATTAGGAAGGATGAAGAAAGGATTGAGATGGATAGGAATAATAATGATAGTTTGAGAATGTGGAAGGAGAAGAGGAAGAATGAGATGTTATTGGTTAAGTATGGTAAGGTGATTAATGAGGTAAGGAAGAATTTGAGGATTGTTGAAGAGTTGGGGGTTGTTAAGGGGAATGGTTGGGAATTTTGGAAGAATGAGGTGAGTGGTGGGAGAGAGATTGAGATTGTGAGTTTTGGGAATAAGGTTAAGGAAGTTGTTGAAGGTTATAAGGTGATAGTTGAGAGAAAGAATGTTTGTGAGAATTGTGGATTGAGTGTATGTAGATTGGATTGGGTGATGGATGAGAAGATGGTTAAGAAGAGTGGAAGAGGATTTGTTGGAAAGATGTTGGTTGGGAATTGTGGGTTGAAGTGGAATTGTGAGTTGAAGAATGATGAGTTTGGTGTTGATGTTGTTGAGGGTGTATTGGAAGGAGTTTGGAGTGAGGTTATAGATGGAGATAGGATGGAAAGGAAAGTTGAGAGTGATTTGAGATATGAGAATTTTGTTAAGGATTGGAATAATGGAGTGTTTTTGAGAAAGTGGAAAGTTAATAAGATGAGAGAGTTGGATGAGAAGGTAAAGAATAAGGGAAGGTTGATTGTTGAGAGATTGAATAGGATGTTGAATGAGAAGAAGGTAGTTGATGGAGTGGTGATAGAGTGATTATATTTTTTAAAGATTTGAGATTTTTGTTTATGTTATTGAGAATGAATGGGTTTGGATTTTGAATGGTTTTTGTTGGTGATGGTGATGGATTGGGATGTTGTTATGGATAGGATGGTTAAATATAAGGACGTTGATAAGGATATTATAAGGAGATGGGATTTTAAAGTAATGGTTAGAATGTTAGGTGAGGTGATTTGATATGGTAAATTTATGTAAGGAGAATGTTGGAGGTGGTTTAAAATGGTAGAGAATGTTAAGTTGAAGTTTGTAAGGATAGAGGAAAAGGACTTAGTTGAATTTGATAGGATAATGGCGATGGATATTGATATTAAGGTGAAGAGGGCGTTTGTGGAATTGGTGAAGGAATTGGTGGAGTTATGATTATTGATTTAAATGAGGATGAGATAGTGGATATTATAATGGCGTTAAATATTATGGACGATGGATTTGATAAGATATTCGCTGGAAAGATAATAAAAGAAGATGTTAAAAAGTTGAAGGAAAAGTTTAGAGATATGTTGGAGAAGGTGATGTAGATGGACGTAAAGGCAAATGTGGAGCAGTACATGCGTGAGAGGAAATATGAATGTTTTTTCTATAAGAAGCTCTGCGCGATACTGAAAGTGAGCTTTGAGGTGATGCTGGAAACGTTGAGGGCTCTTGAGAAGGAAGGAAAGGTGCTGAGATATAAGAGCAAGAGCGGAGAGGTGAAGTGGTATATAGCGAGGTGAAAGTATGGTGTCTGAGAAAGATGTGAGAAAGAGAAGGGTAATGAGATGGATGGAAGAGAATGGAGCTATGAAAGGAACGGAAGTGGATTATAATAAGGCTATAAGAGTGATCGATGTTGCAAAGGCTCTGAATATGTATCCGGGTGATGTGAGAGATGCGTTGGATGAGCTGGAAGGTATGGATGAAATAAATAAGGAGACGTTGTATTGGCTGTGAGGTGATTATATGGATGTGCATGTTAAGGGAGATGAGGTGATAGCGATGATGTCGAAGGAGGAAGCGAACTTCATTGCTGACATTCTTAAGGATGCGGTGAGCGTCTACGAGGATGGGATCAAATTCGGAACGTCTGAGAGAGAGAAGAAAGAGGCTGTAGATCTGTGCGAGAAGGTGAATGGGATCGCAGTGAAGTTAATGATATAGGTGATACGATGAAGGTAACATTATACGCGAGCATACAGTGGAATCATTGGAAAGAGAGAATGAGGTTTGAGGGAGTAAAGGCGGGAGAGGTGGAGGGGTGGACAGAGGATGGTAAGGTGACTGCAATATTGGTACAACATACACCGTTTCCGCTAGGTTCGCTCGAAGATTGGAAGCAATATGTTATTGTGGAATTCGTAAAGGAGCTGAGTGAGATATTCGTCGATTATGATGATGATGTGGAGGCTATATCCTCGGGTGCTTTAGAAGAGGGCGCTATAACATATGAGAATTTTAAAGGGGATATAGATGAATATTGTTTGTTCGGAGCGTATGTAAAAGAGATAAGGGCAAATGAGATAGTTACAATTCACATAGGTGCTGAGAAAGATGGAAAGTATTATGTAGATGGTAAGGAGGAATAAATATGAAGTGGATAAATGGAAAAATAATCTTTGAGTCGGCGAAAGAGGCTGAGAATCTAGCGAACGAAATCGGAAACGCAGCAATCATCGTAGGAGGAATGTTCAACACGATGGTGGAACTCGGCGATTGGTGGAAAGGTGAAGGCACTCATACTGCGAAGTATGCAAAAGAGTTAATGGAATATTTGAACAAGTTATCGAAAGGCATATTTGAGATGTCTGAGGAGATGAGTGAGAAGGCGAAGGGAGAGAAGGCGCATGGAATCGCAAATAAGAAAGCGAGGTATCTGACTGAAGAGGATCTAATAGAGATACTGATAGCTGCCAGAGATAGGTGCGAGTTGACAGATGAGAGATGGAAGATGATACTCAAAGAGACGTTTGTGATACATAACTACATAGAGGATCAAGGAAGGAAGATGTTGTTCAGAAAGTAAGGCCCTAGACCTGACTTGTCAAAAGGATAGTGATGATATGGTGGATTGCAGGAAGTGCGGAGGAGGTATATGGTACGGGGCCGTATACGTGAAGAACCAGCATGGAGTGTTCCACCGAGAATGTTACGATAAAGAGGAGTGGAAGAAGAAAAAGAAGAATAGAAGGAGGTAAAAGAAATGCCAGTATCGTTGAAGGAACTAGAGGAACGAGGAAAGCTGTGTCCTGAAGTAAGGCACTTGGGATTGTTTCAGCACGAGGTGTTGATGGTCCTGAGTACTGGAGACAACGCGAAGAGAGGGTTCCAGCAAAGGGAACTCGCCGTCGAGTTGACCAGGATACTTCGTGAGAAGAAACGGATCGGGAAGGAGAAGACAATAACTGAGCAAATGGTCCGCCAGTGTCTCATGAGGTTAGTGGAGAAGGGCCTTGTCGAAAGGTTTGAGATGCCACTTGAACGTGTGGTCAAGGATGGACATGGCAGCAAGACGAAAAGGGTTTACTATGGTATCTTCTATGCGGTAAGCAAGAAGGTACTATAGTTATTTATTTATGGGGTGGTGTTGGTGAAGGTAGATGATTGGGTGTGCTCAGAAGGCAAGATGTACAAAGTCGTCAAAGTGTACGATGGGAAAAATAGGGGTGTGTTGCTGCAGGAGTTTGTACCGAATATCAGTATGCCCAAGGAGTCGAAGGAAATTCTAAAGAAGACGGGATTCGATAGGATAAATTTCTATAAGGACAGAGCAGAAGTAATAAGAACACTGGAAGAGAATCAGAAAAAGATGAAGAAGGTTAAAAGGTTAAAGATGACGATTGAAGAGGTTGCTAGTAAGATGAAGAGTCTGTCAGTGGAGGACATGAAGCGAATGGCTGAGTCACTGGAGAACGCTGACACTGACCTCGGCCGGATGATAGATAGTATGAAGAATATGACGGAAGAGGAAATAGAACAGGTAATGGAGGGGCTGAGAGAATGAGCGGAATAATGAAGAAACTGGACTTTGTTGGCCAGACGAAACAGAGTGAGATAATAGTATTGATGGAGAGAGACATTGAGTATGGAGTAATGTACTCGTTGGCTATTATAAAGGATGCCGAAATGAAGATGAGGAATTCAATGGAGATGGAAAGAGAGATAGAGATGTTAAAGAAGATAGTAAGTGTAATGATAGAAAGAAAAATAATGGAAGAGAAAGAGTTAGTAAAGGAATTTGATAATGCAGAGTTGCTGTTCAAAGGATTACATAGACTGTGGTTGGAGGGAATGGTGGAGATGAAAGAGATAAAGGGAAGAGTTTATTACTTACTCTCAGATGTGTCAGCACGACAGGAGGTGAAATGAAATATGGCGCCGATTGACATAAAACAGCTGGAAGAGGAGGGCGAAGAGGTCGGAACTGGACCGCGGGAGAACCGTGCGTCTCAGGTCCTGGCATTCCTGAAGAAGAACGCAACTGCGGCATTCACACAGGCTGAAGTCGCGAAGGCGATCGGAATCGGGAAGACTCACGCAAACCAGGTGCTCAAGACGATGTGCGAGAACAAGCTTGTACACCGCAGGTTGGTCACCGGGGACAACGGGAGGCAGCTCATCTACTACAGCATTGTCTCGAAGAAGGACAAGTAGATGAAGAAGGTAGTTAGTGGGGGCCGGACATACGGTTCGGTCCTCTTCTTTTAATTTCTTATTTAAGGTCAAAGCGAATATCGAAGGTGGGTTATATGACGAGTTGGAATTTGAATGAGTATGGGCAGTTATTCATATACAATAAGATGGAAGATGAGGTAGAATTAGTCGTAGAGATAGGAATGGATCACTATTATACAATGTCATCGACATACATGCCAAAGAAGTTTATGATGAAGGAGTTAGTATATACGGAGAAGGTGGTGATGTTATGATTAGGAAATATAAGTCTGCGCGGGATAAGATAATAGACTTTCTGGAAAAGAATAAAGAGAGAGCTTACACAGCAAATGAGGTATCGAAAGCTGTGGGTGTTTCTCGTATACTCGCAAATACTATCTTGAGGAGAATGAAAGAAGGTGGGACTGTAAGAGCAAAACTCCTCAAAACAAATAGAACACGCGGAAGGAATTTGATAATATATTACGCTTTTTATTCGTACAGGCAGCGCAATCATGACAAACTGAAAGGTAAATGCTTCATGGTGCGAGAAGTACTCAGAGAACTTGCCAAAGAACCGAAGTATCTGATGAAGGTACTAAGAGACATGGAGAAGAGGAGAAAGAAGAAAGACAAGTTACTAATGAAGGAGATGATAAAGGAGTCGAATCCTCGCCGGAGGAGGAGGTGAAATGATGAAGGAAGAACTCAAAAGGCGAAAGGAAGAATTCGACAAGATGAAGGAACAACTGAAAGAGTATGAAGACAAGTACACGGCCGACCTCAGAGAAGAGGAGAAAATCTGGAGGAAGGACTTCGATGCCCGCCGAAAGCAGATATACAGGGCACACCTCGAGCCGTATAAGTGGACAGCCGCTTATAGGGGAGAGAGGATAAAACAGGTCTTGGTAGTGTGCTTCCAAGATACTGAAGAGTCCCTCAAAGAGATCCAGGAGTCAATGGACAAGTTCGGTCACTTCATGGGAGAGAGATACGATTCTCCCAGATGTGGAACCTTCGTGGTGTCGGATGGTAAAGTCATTACGATGTTAGGAGGAGGATGGTCGCTCCTGCGCCCACTCGTAGAGACTTCTTGGCCGAACGAGGACTTCGATGGAGTGGTGAAGAAACACCAGGAACGCATTCTCATGGTCGAGAAATGGCTGTCGACGAATCCCGCCAACGGGGTGGAAATCATGTGGATTGAGTAAGGTCTTTTTTTCTTTGGGCACCGCATCCAGCCGTCTGCTGCTTATGAACCCAGGTACGGACGTAGATATTGTAACATCCCGGGGGCCCCTCGTCCCGGGGCCGTTCATCAAGAGCATATTTGTACGGACGTGATTCCGTTGGGCCGGGCGTCCGGGCATCCCCTCCTGGCCGGGTACAAAACTCCCAGTTCATACCCTTCCTAAGGGACACAGTGCCGTAGAGCCCACTTCAAGAGGTTTGTGCCTCAAGAGACCTGGACAGGAGTTTCAGGGTCCAGATACGGGAGCAAAGTTCATTAGAGACGGTTCATACGAATAGGTCGTTAAGGAAAAGTTTATATAGTTAGATGGGGATATATCATTAGAGTAAAAAACTCTAAGGAAGGTATGGGAATGTGTCCAATAGGAATTGAGGAGTTGGAGAAGAAGGGCCAGGAAGTAGGAACGTCGCCAAAGGAGTCCCGCGTGACCCAAGTATTGGCTGTTATGAGGAAAAACCCCAAGACCGCCTACACGCAGGCCGATATGGCGAAGGAGCTGAAGATCGGCAAGACCCATGCAAACCAGGTCCTGAGGGGACTGGTTGAGAAGGGAATTGCCCGGCGAGCCCAGGTGAGCGAGAGCGGGAAGACGCTGATATACTACGCTCTGGTGAAGTAGATTCGTGACCTGGGGGACCGCGGATCGGTCCCTTTGGTCTTTTTTATTGGTACCAGCCGGGTACAAAAAGCTAAGTTCATACCTTTCCAGTGGGCGGAGTATGCAAATGGCCACTGGGGCTCTTACATCACTGCGCACTTCCCCTAGAGAGCCGGCCGTTTTACATATCAGTTGTAGTTCGGGCGGGCCAATGGACCAAGTATTTAGTTTTGGATGGGGACAGCTGGATGGTGAGTGTAATTTTGGGCCTAAGCCGGTCGGGCCGCCATACAATCTTCATTCATGCTTTCCTGACTCTCACATACGCTTTTCCTGACTCCGGACCGATGGGGACCAACGAAACGCCGCTCTCCATCCATTTTTTCCAAAAAAACAGGGGCACCCAAGAGGACGAGCGGCTCTCCTATATAGCTCCTCCTCCGGATAAATGGGGCCCCTCAAGAAATTCCTTCCAGATAAAAAGAACTCAAGGCTCCCACTATATAAATACCTACGTATATCCGCATAGATTCTTACATTAAGCCCAGCATCGCCTCCAGTTTTGTTTGGGAGGACGAGCATCTCATTCGAGGTGGCCAAGTGGAATCCGCTCATAAGTACTTTCTTCCCCCCGGCCTTTTGTATAAAAGTACATTTGGGCGCGGTAATCTTGAGCCGATAGCACCCTTCCACCCACAGGTCACTTCCTAAAACTTTCCCTTTGGCCACCCATAGAACTCTCCAGAACCCCTTCTAAGGTCTTATTATTATTGTGGACACGCTGCACTTCCAACTATTTTTATATGGATGAGCATCTCATCCCATAGAGACATGTAGGGTGGTGGGCAAGAACAGTGATATATATATACAGATTTAGTTTTAAATAGAAGTAGGCAGGCTCAAAGAACATGATATATATATATTGATTTATGTTTAAGAATAGGACCGGACTATCAAAGTGTGGGTTTTCCATAGTCCACAACCTTTAAATACTTGTAATGTGATATTCATACTAAGAAGGAATGGAAATGACTAATGACCAATCATCAACTCATCATTCTTGGAAATTAGGAACGGCCTCGCCGTCTACGCGACATCTCCGTTAACAAAATATTTATATACTTATAAATTAATATATATATAATAAATTAAGAACAAAAAACAAGAAAAAGGAGGAAGGAAAATGAATGAAGGAGTAGTAACGTTCAAAGAAAAAATGTACAGTTGTCCTGCTTGTGGAAACCTGAACAGAAGTTATGAAAGGGGAGGAGTGGAAATAGTCCCAGGAGTCGAAGTAAGTTGCATTTATTGTGGTTTTGTTGGCGGGAAGTATGTTAGATTTGAAACTGAGAGACATGTGGTTAGACAGATAGGTGGAGTTCCTGGACAGTTACATGGAACACTGGTATTCAAAGATAGAATGTTGAATAGAAGCAGGAGAGTAATGAGAATGACCAGAGAGATGAGGGTTAGGTTTCAAGTGCTCTATGGTATGTTTCACGATTATCCGAATCTAGCATTCAATACTGAGGAAGTAGCAAAAGCTCTGAGATTAGAAGGACTTCGACCGAAATATGCGGGAGAAGTATTGGATTATTTGAAGGAGATGGGCATCATCAGAGTATATATGATGAATGATATAAGGTACTATAGGTACGGTGGTAAGAGTTTGAAGGAAGTAACCTATGTTGCCGAGCCCACAATCGATGAGTCAGGATTAGTGGTATGGGAGAGGGAACATGGAGAGAGGGTGGAGAAGGTGGTAGAAAGGAGTGGGGAGAGGGGGGTGAACTGATGCCAATCAGTATGGATTCATTTGATAGCGGGAAGACGATGGCGCCCGATGAGATATATGTTAGAAAGGGGACTGGAAAGCCAAAGGTACCGAAAGGAAGTGGATTCAAGCAAACATGCCCCTGGTGCGATAAGTTGGTGACCGGATTGTATAGTCATCTGGAGCACACATGTACGAGTCTGTACATGATGTATAGGTTTGATAGATTGCCCGGTGAGTACAAGGATGGAGGAAAAATGGCGTGGAAACCTGAATGGGAGAGGAAGATCGAGGAGATCAAGAAGCAGGAAGAAATGATGAAGGTGGAGTTTGCTTATGAGAAGCAGAAGCCTTACTGCAGAGCATGCCGCAATGTTCTGAATGTATCGGATGTTGTGGAGGTGGGGATTGTTTGGAGATGCTGCTCTTGTGGAAAGAAGGTTACGGAGAGTGTGGATGGGAGGAGATGGAATGAGAAGAGCAAAGAGATTCTGCCCGATGAGTTTAAGCCGAATGACTCGTTGAAGTTTGCCAAAGGGTCGAATGTTGGCGTGCCAACATCTCATGAGGTTTTGAAGTCGCTTGACACTCTACTGAAGGAGTTCAATGATAAGTTGATAAGGGACGAGAAGTTAGTAAAAGAGGTTTACACTGAAGGAAATGATAGGGAGAAGTTTCTGGAGGATTACTTTAAGATGAATGAGGTCAGAGTTCACAGATTAAAGATGGCGGGGGCGGAAGAAAGGGTGGTAGTGGAATTTGAGATGAAGGTCAAGAAGTCAATGGAATTATATATGAAGAGGTGATTTGATGGGACAGGCAGAAGAAGAAGTAACGACATATAAATGCGTTGGCTGCACTTCAAACTTGGAGGGGAGGATCTCTTGCCTGGATGGCAAGGATATTAATGGGAAGAGGTGTTCTGATATGAATGCCCAGTGTTTACTGTTCTCAGGAATTGGAGAAGATGGAAAGGGATATACAAAAGATTGGAAGTGAGGTAGTTGTATGTCGATTGTTGAAGCTGCAAAGTGCAGGTGTGAAGAACCAGAGCCAATAGGAATACCAGATGTATTTGGCGCTGTTCAATGCAAGAAGTGCAAGAAGGTAGCTAATTGGAAGGAGTTGGAATGATATGTTTACGAAGGAAGAGAGTGATAAGATAATTAGAGATGCAGCGAATGAATATTATGATGGGAGTAGGGTGGATGATATATTGGAGGATCTGCCCAAGAAGGTTTGGAAGAAAGCTGCATTGAAACAAGTTTGCTGCCTGTTAGAAGAATTAATAGATAAGTTGGAAGGTCCAAGAGATCCGAAAAAGATGAAGAGCCCGCCAGATGAGAAGGGTTCCACTAGATGGGCGCTAATATGGGCGAGAGATGTAGTAGAAGCAATATTGTCGAGGTGACCACAATGAAGATATTAGATGTTGAGATAGATAATCGGAACTTCGGTGAGACAGACTTGATAGTGAGCGATGGTAATAAGGTAGTCGGAAGAATACACACGAGAATAAGTTTCATCGGAAACTTGGTTAACAGTCACATAGCAAACTTACCAGATGTAGACCCCGTGACCGGAGAGAAGATACAGAAGGATGTTGTTTTCTGTGAGATTGTGCAGGAGATACAGAAGCATGTACAGTTGGGGTGATCTGATGGACGATGAGAAGAGGAAAGCTATAATATCTGATGCATTCTTGGCGAAGCTGATGGGAGGAGATTATAAGACGATGTTTGATGATACGATGCTCGACCATCATAAAGTGTCTTATATCGAGATGAATGACTTTTTGCACGAAGTGATACCTTTCATTGATAATACGTACGAGGCGTATGAGTTGAAGGTGTTTGAAGCTGCGGATAGCCTCTCGGAAGGAGTTTTATGTGATTTGCAGAAGCATAAAGATCATATGGGAATAATGTTAGAGAATTATACCAATGCCGTTAGGAGACAGGGTCATCTAAGAAAGTTGGATGTTGAGGAATTCATGAACCAGCAGAGAAGGTTTGAGAAACAGCTATTAGAAGCTGGTGTAAGTAGAGAGGAGATAGATAAAGCAGAGAAGAGAGGGAAAGAGCTGGCAAAGAAGGATAATGAGGTGGTTTTGTGAAGATAAGGACGTTGGGAAGGGTTCATAGAATACTCTACGAGGCCTATCATAAGAGGGCGGGGGGGATAATGTCGAAGGAGCTTAGCGGGACGCAATTCTGCTCAGGGCATGTTGAATGGGCGCTAAAGAACGGGTTGCTGAACCATAAGCTCAGAGGGAAGTATCACATATCGAAGAAGGGAGTGGATGCTCTGATGGTCCTCGAGCAAGTGGATGCTTATCCTATCAACTCGAAGTTGGTACCTGCAGAAGCTGGTGAGTTGACGAGAGATAATCGATTTCAAGCATTTCGAACGGATGCTCAAACGAACGATACCAATCAGTTCTGGTCTCCTGGAATGATATCCGCGAAGAGGGGATATCATTTCGTGGAGGTTAAGGTGAGAAGGAGTAAGAAGTGGATGGAATATTTCAAAGGGAAGGTGTGGTAGGTATGAGTGATTTGGTAAAGAGACCCAATGTCCGATCCATGTTGAACTTTGTGAGGGGTTGGGGATATTACGATAATATGCAACATATGAAGTTTGTCAATGAGAATGATGAAAATTATGGACCGATTATAGTGTATAATGCCTCAGTGAGAATGTATCTGTATGAAGGTAAGGAGTGGAGGGAGGTGGATAGGTGGGGAGATGCTCCAATAATTGGAAGGAAACCAGAGGCTCTATTTCACGGTGACCTGTCGCCCAGAAGAATCAAAGCACTGATGATTATAGCTAAAGAGCACCATTTGAAGGTTATGATATACTTTGAGCATAGAGACTTGGCATTCGAGTTCTCTAATGAGCCAGAAGGGAATCCAGTGTTTACTGGAGATGAGAGGATGATATCGTTCTTGCAGAGGTTCTACCCGACGATCGTTGAAGATTTGATGAAGGAGGGATAATATGGAAGTTGTATATAAATATCTGGTAGTGTGCCATGAAAACGGACATATTGTTGTGTGTCAGACCCTGGATGATGTTAAGAAGGGTTTGGCTGATGATAAGTTCTTAATGGGAGACTGGGTATATAGGGTGCCTGCGGATTTGAAGATCGGTATAAGCGATATACCTCATGAGAGTGCTTTTATATACGAGGCACTAGATAATATGGGCTATAAGGCAACTTATATGGAGGAATTATAATGTCTTGGAGAGTAATTGATAGGATAGCGGAGCAATTGGACTATAATGAAGAGTTTGTGATGCGAGGGAAGCTAAGAGAGTATAGAAAGAAGGGAAAAGTGGTTATGAAGTTGATAAGAGAGATGGAGAAGCTGTTAAAGGAGGGGTAGTATGACGGAGTATGTTAAAGTGGTGGTGGATGGGGTGGATGTTAAGATAGATAGGTGTTTGTTAAATTTTAGGAAGAGGTTAGAATGGATGATGGAGGCTATCATAGATAATCGCGGATGGAAAGTGGGAGTTAATTTCGCAAATGATCTGTCTAAAGATGAGAGTTTGAGGATAACAAAAGCGGTAGTGACTGTTATTGGTGATGTGGACAACTGTCTTCAGATGATGTATGTGATGGTTGTGCTGTTGCCCAACAATATGACCACAATGCTAGAGTTTGTGGAAGCTTCGGAGATGGAGTATAAGGTGGATGGGTTACCTTTCAGCAAGCCCAACGAGCTAGCAAATTGGATAGAGGAGCGTATGAAAAGGGGGAATTAAGATGCATTGTGTAGTATGTAAGAGAACAATAAAAGAGGACTGTGATGATTACGAATATTTGAAAGAAGAGAATGCTGGAGTGCATAATAGATGCAAGCATTGTTTGAAGTGTCCAATCGTCAAGGAAGATTGCCTAACGAGAGAACGTTGTCCTGGGTGGAAAGAGTTGACTAGGAAGTTCAGTGAGAGAGATCAGCTGGACGATTACATGTATTTATTTGGTTTTATAGAACCGAAGGACTTCGCCCGGTGTGTAGCGGAAGGGGAAATCAGTCATCAGATGGCTATTCTAATAATGAGAAGATTGCATAGGGTGTATAATATTCCAGATATGATGGATAGGTATCTGGAAGAGTTGAAAAAATGGTCGAAAATGGAGGTGTTCTATTGAAGGAAGAAGATGTAGAGAAGGTAATGACAATAATAGATGATAATCCGCTGGATGAATTCTGGGAGCCGCCGAAGGACCCACAAGATGGGGAACCTAACTCGTGTCTCTTCGAAGACATCTTGAAGATGCTGAACAACAAAGGATGGGATCTAGTGTTAGTGAAGAAGGTGAAGTAGATGGTGCACAAAAGCTATGGAAGAGGAGTCAGGAAAGGAACCGGAATGCCAGGAAAGCTAATTGTGAGCAGAGCCTCGCAGATGGCCAAATTCCGCGAGGAGATGAGGAAGGGAAAGGAGGTCGTAGTAATCACCCAACCATTGAATGGTATAACCAGCGTGGTCGAAGTACCCACAGATAACTCTACGGTGACTTTCGACCAGAAGAAAATGGCTGAGATAGCAAGCAAAAGCGAGCAGCCGAAGTATGAAATAAGGACCATCGATCCTAATGGAAAGGATGTCAAGGTGAGGAGATACAGCCGAAGAGATGCTGAAGCAGAAGTCAACAGCATCAAGGGGAAGTTGACTGAAGGATGGAAGATCTTTCTCGGATGGTTCGATGGGAAGAAGAATGTAGTCAAGGAGATCGAAAGGAAGGATCAGTAAAGTGACTGGGTGGATGAGGTTTAAAACGAGGTGCTAATAGATGAAGAGACTGATGCCCAGACACTTCTTTAGAAGTATGGGAAAGTATAATTGTAATAAGTGTGGAGGGGAGATCAATGGAGAGTATCATAGAGTGGATGGTCACGGTACCATCCACCGATATTGTAAGCCGTGCTGGATTATGAAGATGAGTAAGTTAGAGAAGTGGCAGGCTCTATTGGAATGGTTAAAAGTACACAAAGAGTTTGTAACATGTAGATTGCCCAAGGGGTTTCCTTTACATAAGAATGACATAGCTAACGCTTTTATCAGAATGAAGTTGAGTGGTGTGAAAGCTACAAGAGAAGATGTAATGGTGGATGGTAAGAGAACTAGATGGTATAGGTTGGAGGGATAATATGAAGAATATTGGAGTATGGTGGTTTGTATCTGGATCACGACCAGTGGGTGTAGTGCTGGCGGAAAATGAAATTAAGGAGAAGAAGCTCTACATAAAAGCTGTTGATGGAATGGATGAGAAGGCTGATATTCGAGAGGTAATGGATTATGGATCCAAGATAACCGTTAAGATGCTCAAAGATATGATGATGGGATTAGGGGAGGAGTGAAATGAAAGCGGTGTTGAGAAGGGGAGGGTTGTTCAGGCAATATATTTGCGAGATATCTGAACCGTGTCGCAGCTCTCACAATCCGACGTTTGCTAGGACTCTTAAAGATGCTCGCAGAAATCTAAAGTGTAATGATTGTAGATATAGAGAAATATGCAAGATGAAGAGAAGGTGATATTATGAAGGGTGATAGAGTTAGAGTACATACCGGAACAATAGACAGTGGACCGTTAAATAACTTTGCAGTAGGAAAAACCTACAAGGTGGTTGAAATTGATATTGAACAAGGACAAATGCTCTACAACCATGATGTCAGAGGTTACGTTCAAAATAAGATAGTGTTTGTAACATTCGAGGAGGTGTAAGTATGGATATGAAAGAAAGGTATGATAAGATAATGGAGTTGAGGAAAAAGTATCCGAAGATGGAAGTGGCCATGGAACTAGGTTTTCATTATAACGCCTCGACGGTGATCTGGTCGACTGATATGGAATTCGCTGAACATCTCAAGGTGATGGAGAGATTAGCAAGTCAATTGTAAGGAGGAAGTAATATGGAAGATGAGACAAAGAGTTTGGTAATAGGATGGCTGTTCGGTGTGATACCCTTTGCACTATGCGTCATCCTCATGAAGTTGGTGTGAATAGAGAGGGGAACTAGTAAGGAGTGATAGATGTGTCTATAGAGGTTAAGAAATTAGTGCTGGTAGTTGAATGCCCATCCTGTGGAAGTAGAGATGTAAGGGTTACGGATGGCGAGACTCATAGGTGTGATGATGGCTTTATAGATATTGATACATGGGAATGTAATAGATGTGGTGAAGAGTTCAGCGTGACTACGTCAGCGAAGGGCAATAAGTACACAATGTTGGTTGAAATAAGCGATAGTAGGAAGGGGTAAATATGGTAGAGGTTTCTAGGGAGAGTTTGCAGGAGTATTGGACGGTAAAGATGGATAAGGATGGCAAGGAGTATATCTTTGGAGTTTCTTATGTTGAAGGTCATGTGGTAGATGATGGTTATAATATTGAGAGGGTGGAGATTGATGGGGTGGAGGAGGAGGGGGATGTGGATGAGGAATTGACTGAAGAGGCTATTGAACTAGTGGAGAAGGAAAGAGAAAGGAGGGGAAATTTATGAGGTTGTTGGATGAGGTAAAAAATGTCTGGGAGCGTTGCGATCCATATGATAATGATGAGGAGGATCTGTCTGTCCCCTTTCAAAATGAGATGGATATGTTGGGGATTTCGTATATGGATGAGAAGTCCTATATGGAGGAGAGTTACTCCTTAGAGAGGATAGTAGAGAGTGTAGTTGGTGATGCGGATGTGGTACACGAAGTTGAATGGTGTATGCACCAAGGCATCATATTCTGGAGAAATAAGCCGAAGGAGGGATAATTGTGGTAGTGGATATAATTCAAAGAGCTAAGAGAGATGGAAGGGATCTAAGGAAAGCTGGACTAACCTCTGTTGCAGATTTTGATAAGGCTGCGAAGAGGAATATGATAAGGGATAACTGTCATATGAGAACGATCTATGCTTGTGCTTGTGGTTCCAGAAAGTTCCACCTGGAGCAACAGCCCGATAACATAAAGGCGGTGTGTGCGAAGTGTGGAGATGTTAGGATAATCGCCTGGAACTCAGATGGTTCGATCATAAGGCTAGATACTATGGAATGGTTCGGGCCTGTGGTTGAAATAAAGATGAAATCGAAGTGATAGTATGGACTGTAGGAATTGTGATAATTGGTCGGAGGCTTATGGATGTACGCTCGAGAAGGATGAGGAGTGTACACCATCTCCGATAGAAGATAGCCCAAGCATAGAGGATAGATTAGGAAGGAGACCAAGGAGTGATTATTGATGGATGAGGAAAAGATAGGTATGTTGGTAGGTATGACTATGGAGATGGACAGCTTCATTGGCGATTTGCCAACTAGGAGACAGAGAGATGCTGCTAGAGCATCTGTTATGAGATACATGCTTAGAGAGTGCAGCGATAACGAACTGCACGAAGTTCTAACAACTCTCAGGAAGGATCTAAGAGCAATTTAAGAGGTGAGGAAATGTTGCCAAAGGTGTTAGATATTAAGGTGGAGTGGAATTTGGGGTGGGAGAATGGGCCTGACTTACAGGTATTACTTTCCAGGATACCCAAACCCAACGAGTTAAAATATGAGAGGAATGCTGATGGGATATATATTGCAACCCTAGGGGATTACACTTCGTATTACTTTCACAGTGACCCGCCAGATAGACCTGATGAGGGTTTTGGAGGGAGGATCTATGAACTTGAGATGAAGACCGGTGAGATAGTTAGGCTTTGTGGACCTTGGTCTTCAAGAGCGGGGTGTGTGAATATGGATTTCGGCCCAGTAGTTGATGTTCACTTGACCGATGATCCTAAAACAATGGAAAGAGGATATACTTTCATGGGCGGCGCCATCACCCTCGAGGCTGTGAACTGGTGGATGTTAAAGAGAGTGAGGAAAGAGAGTTTCGATTGGATGATGGTCAAAATAATAGATAATCATGGAGAGGTTGTTTATGAGCCGCGGAGAATCGATGGGAAGTATTGTCCCACGTGTAAGGGGTTTGGAAAAATCCCTAAGATGATGGTTCATAGGGTAGGAGAAAATGATCTGGTGGAATGTAAGAGGTGTGGAGGGGATGGCTTTTATGTTAAGAGAAAGGAGGTTGTTGTATGAAAGAGTTTAAGGATATGAGTGCTGAGGAAAAGATGCAAAAGGTAGTGGTGTTATATAATGATAAGCCTTGGTTCGACGAATATATGAAAGAGAGGGATGTTAGAATAGGAACGTTTAAGAATGTTAGAGAGTTTCTGACAGATGTTGTGGAGTACTTCTTTGAGAAGTATAGACATCCCAAGATAACGATGAAGAAGGAGGAGTTGTACTCCCCGGGACCAATACCACCAGCTATGCAGGATGAGAGTTTCTGTAATAGTTGTGAGGATAAGGATTGCGATCACACAGCAAGAGAGTGTTTGAAGAGGACTACCTTTGAGAGAAAGAAAGTGTGAGATCACTGGAAAGTGGGAAGTGTGCATGGGATGTACTAACTGTCCCATATATGTCGCTTATGCAAAGAGTTTGATAGAGGATCATAGGAGGAAGGAGAATGAGAGGAAGTGTTGATTTCAGTAGGGTGAGAGTAGATAATAAGTGTTGTAGGTGTGGATTGCCTATAATGATTATGTTATTGCCTCACTTAACTAAGATGATGGAGGAGACCGATCAGGCGATATGTCACGATTGTGATAAGTTGAGCAAGTGGAAGAGGGTTACAGATGACACTCAATGAACATCTCTCATATATCCTGAAGGAGGCGGAATTCTACTTGCAGAGGAATGACCTAGCTAACACTCGAAATTTTATTAGGGCATTCTATAGTGTCTGGGATACCATGACAGAGGTAGAAAGGATCGATTATAAAGAGAAGTGTCCCAAGGAATTTGCTAGAATAGAAAGGTTGAGAGAGAGGGTTAAAGGTGGAGACTCAATGTTAGATATATTTGACAGTCATTAATCTATATATAGTTTGAAGTATATACATATATAAGGAGGAGAAAAAATGAAGTTTGTGGAAGTAAAAGATGAAGATGTGCCAACGCGACATAGGACTACGTTGAAGACCATAAGGGAGTTTATGGAGAGCGGATTGAAATTGGCGAAGCTCGATCTCGAGGATCCTGAGCTAAAGGGCCGCGGGATTAATTCCATATACGTCTCGATGAAGATGGCATTGAAGGATGGCAAGTATCCTGTGAATGTTATCCAGAGCCGCGGAGAAATATATCTGAGGAGGACAGATAAAGATGGAAACGTTCCACAGTGACGGAACAAAAGAATTTGAAGTATATTTGACGGGGGTGAGGTACTGTAAAGTATGTACCTCGTTAACAAGTTTGGAAGAAATAACCAACAGGGTGAATGTAGAGAATCCAACAGGGGTGGAGAATAAGTGGGAAGTGGCCAGGGAGAATCTGGAAGAGGAGAATCCTTCACCCTGTGTGAGTGAGTCGAAGAATCATAAGCATTATATGTTTGTGTGGTGATTGATGTGATGAGTCATGTTAAAGCATATTGCCCATTTGGCGGAGGGTTATGTGATCATGGAGGATTGGATAGATGCGGAGTTGGGTTTTGTGGAGTTATGGAGTGCAAGACTCATTTTGAAGTTTATTGGAAGAAGGAGATAGATAGCGAGGCTGAAGAGAAGACCATACAGATGTTGGTTGATGGTATAGAGGATGCTGTAACTGAACTACCTGATATGCCTGGCGAGGCTCTCGCTAAATTGAAAGAGTTGTTGGAGAAGGCGAAGCAGTAACGGGCTGAGGGGGTTAGCGGTCGCTCGATTCGGCCAGAAGCGAGATAGCGTTCAAGGTGGTGAGGCAGGAGTGAATTTCAGGTAACGGAAAGAAAGTGAAATGTGTAGGTGATGACAATGGAATGCTATTGGTGCAAGAGCAAAAATACGAACAGCTTCAATATGTACAACGGCGACGGATGGCAGATGTGCCAGTGCAAGGACTGCAAGATGATATTCTTCATACCACTGGAGAAAACAGTGGTCTCAAAGTGAAAAGAAACGGAAAAACATGGTGATAATAATGTCAGAAGAACTAGATATGAAGGCAAGGCGGATAGTGCTGGAGTTCGAGGAACGCATAGTCATATTCGATGGGGAAGCGGCCAAGAAGTTATGGACAATTATCGAGGCGGCTATGGCGAAGGCCGACTTGGACAGGGCCAATTACGGTGGGTTGCTCATCGCCCCTATGCCCACCCACATCTACGACGCCCGCGACAAGGCTGATTTCCCGAAATGATGCAAAGTAGAAATCTATGGTGATGAAAATGGACGAACATCCAGACAGAGAGGTACAGGCGGCGATAGTGCGACTGGCTGACGCCCTATGCTCATTCGAGAGGGCAACGGGAATAGAATCCGTGGTCATCATCCGAGAGACAAGCGGATTCTGTGCCCGCTTCATGTCGGGGAAGCCCAACATACCAGATGACATACCTGATAATGTCCCCCTCAAAATCATCCAGAGCAAATCGTAAAGTGGGTGAAATCTGACAAACATGGGTGATGACGATGGAAGAACATCCAAATTGGAACAAAATGTATTCGACGATGGGGGCGCACCGGATAGGCCATTACTTCATGGATTATATGATGAAGCAAAAAACCTACCCGTGGAAGGGGACTCAGAACGGCGAGAGATGGGTTACCTTCGATGAATATTCAAAGGTCCATTTCTGAGACTGGGCCATGTCGGTTGAGTTGCCTTTGGATATGTGGGCCGAGGTCTTTAAGGAATACATGGAGGACTGAAATCAGATAACATAAGTCAGAATCTTTGGTTAAACTTCGTTCGAGGTAATAATATAGGAGAGGTGAAATAATGAAGTGGAAGATGTATGAAAAGAATGGTAAGAAGACTTATGGTTCTACACACAACATATGTCATGGTTACAGCAGATACTGTGATAGAGGTTGTGTATGACTGAAGAAGGGCAAGCCTAGAAGTAATTGTCCGAAGGTTTATAGAGTTGGAGGCGTGTAGATGAAACATACATTGGCAGAGTTAGAAGAGTATATAAATGTGCTGAAAGCG